ATTTCACAAACCAGTGCAATCAGCATCATAGAACAATGTTCAAGTTACATAGGGGCATCGGAATGAATGATGCCGATATGCTTCCATTCCACCTTATTTATTTTGAAGGGGATATGGCTGCTTTCCTCGGCGACGGTAAGACAGCCGCGAGGATCATATATCTTGGGAAGTTCTATGATTTCTATTTTGTTCATATTTATAAAAACGGAGGATAGGGGGCAATATTGTATAGATGGAAGGAAAAAGTAAGTTATTGGAAAAATGGGGGAATATAAAAAAGTAAAGAGCAGCTATCTTCTCAGACAACTGCTCTACATTCAATAGGTATTAGTTTTCTTTAAGGTAAAAAGATTGTATTCAGGATAACGACTGCAAAGGTAGCAAAAATATTTGGTTTAAAAAAATAATTTCTAAACTATTTTAAAAAAAAATGCTTTTTTCTTGAATTTGCCCTGTTTTTCTTTAGTTTTTCCCCATCAATACTACATTTATTTAATTAATAACTACTGTGAATGGGATTCGGTAGGGAAGATATAGAAAACAAAAAAGGAAACCCTTTTTAAAGGATTTCCTTTTTGTGAGGTGTCTAGCGGAGTCGAACCGCTCTACACGGTTTTGCAGACCGTTACCTAACCGCTCGGTTAAGACACCTTGTTGATTTTGTTTGTAAACACCTGATAGATGTTTGATAAAACTTTCGAGGTGTCTAGCGGAGTCGAACCGCTCTACACGGTTTTGCAGACCGTTACCTAACCGCTCGGTTAAGACACCTTGTAGAGTTTTCTGTTACCATTTCTGATAAGCGAGTGCAAAGGTACTACTTTTTTTTGAATCCACCAAATCTTTCCGCATCTTTTTTTCGAAAAATATTCGATTTTTTCAAAAATATTCATTTTCTGAGCCATTTCTAGTGATTATCTGTAGGATCCAACTTTCTTTTAGTAGAATCCAACTTCTTGTTTGTATTGTTCAGCTTTCCCTTCTTCTTGCACTGTTCATAAAAAGCGCAACCACTGCACCGGTAGTTGCCGTCCTTGCATTTGTTTGCCTGTTGCAACGATTTATAAATACGAAAGGCGGCATACAGGATGCATGCCGCCAGTATCGTTGCAATGATGGTGTATTGTATCATCATTTTCTTTTAAAGTTTAAAAATCCCTCTTTAACCTACGGCATTGTAGCCATTGGTAGAGTTCTTACGCATAATGTCGCGGATGTTCATCTCCTTGAAACCCTCGGCACGCTTCTGCTCCTCCAACTCTTCCTCTTCCTCGATATCCTTCTCGGAACGGGTAAAGGTGAAGGTCTTGTACTTAAATTCTGCGATAGCCCAACCTACGAGTGCTACCACGATTAATGCGAATAATCCTACTACTGCGTTCATTTCTTTCTCCTTATTATATAATAATGTATATTTTAATAATCGTCATCAGCTACGTCTTCTGCGTCATCGAGTCCCAGGTTCTCTGGATCCTCAAAGGTAGTACGGTAGCTTTCCTCGGTGAGCTTGTCGTCATCGAATGCATCATCGTCCTCATCTGGATCATTGTAGTGATCATCAATCTCTGGTGCATCCTCATCCTCATCGTCTTCGTCACGGTCCAGCAGGTCTTCGTCGCGGTCCATGTCTTCATCCATAAACTTCATGCGGATCTTCTCCTGCTTTGGCTTCTCCTTGGCGAAGATAGCCTCTACCCAGGTGCCCTTTGGTACTACGAGTACTTCGTAGTCATCAGCGAGCTTCTTCTCATAGAGACCACCTGGTTTCTTGAGGCGATCCTTTGGGAGGGTAGTAGTACTGATGTCGAAACCGCTCTCGATGATATCCTTGATGCTCTGAGACAGACTATCCCAGCCACCGCCAAAGTTACGCTCCAGCACTTCGATGAGCTTGGTAGCAGTTATATGGCCGATGTTCTCATAGGTGAGGTCAGTCACACGCATGATAGGACGCTTCTTGATGGCATACTTCTCGTTCTTGTCGTCGATACGGAAGGTACCGATCTTGAAGCCACGGTCTATCAACTTATCGAGCACTTCAGTACGGTCAATCTTGACTGGCTCAATCTCGAAAGCACTACGAATGATGTCGAGGTATCTACGCTGATTATCCTTCAGGTCGTTGTCTTTCTCGGCAGCTTCCCAGAGACGGAAAACATCATTCTCCTGGAGATCCCAGACACTGCTCTTGGTCAATGTCTTGAGGGTGATATTTTTTTCATTTCTCATTGTTGTACGTATTTTGATTGCAAAAGTAAGTACTTCTTTTTATATATCCAAATTTTCTAGCTTATTTTTTTGCTTTTCTGCATTTTTTTTTCTTTTATCCTAAAAACTTATGCGTGTTTCGTTTTTTTTCATTACCTTTGTGGCGAAAAAATAATTGATATGAGTGAACCGCTAATATTAGCTTCTTTTCGCTAAAGGCTTGATTTATTGAAAGTTAGCGTAAAATATTAAATATTAGAGGCTTATTTGTAATAAAAAACACATCATTTGGCGTGTTTAACGTGCCAAATAGAGGTGAATGTTTATAAATGGTTTATAGAATTTTGGGGGTATGGCAACATTTAAAGTAGTAGTACAGCATCAACGTTCAGATGGACTTTATGTAGTCTATATACGTTTAACCCATAAACGTAGAATTATCAACATCAAAACAGACAAGATGGTGACCGGTAAGGGTGTGGTTCCTGGTAAGCGTGACGTAAAGGATCCGTTTGTTCTCAACTCTTGTATGGTGACAATAACTAAGTGGGTAGAGATGCTTAATAGATATGATATTGCTAATTTGACAGTAGAACAGGTTAGAGACCTTCTTCTATCTTCCAATGATGATCTGTGCTTTTCTGATTATGCAAGAGAATATATAGATAAGATTTCTAATACGCATCAGCCAAGAACTGTAGAATTAAATAAAGCATCTTTGGTTGCTCTGGAAAAGTTTGCAGGGAGTCATAAAATTCTGTTCTCTCAAATGACTACGGCATTTGTACAGTCGTGGATAGATTCTTTATCTCAATTCAAACGAGTGAAAGAAACTTATCCTGTCACAATAAAAACCATCTTTAAGGCTGGTCTTCTTAAATATAATGATTATGATAATGACATTATACGTATAAAGGTGAATCCTTGGGCAAAAGTGAAGATTCCAAAGCATGATGCTCCTGAGAAGAAAGCGATAACTATGGAAGAGTGCAGGGAGTTTTTTGCTGTTAATGTGACACAGAAATCAAGAAAGGTGGCTCAGGATATATGCAAGCTGATACTTTGTTTAGCCGGTATTAATGGTGTTGATCTATATAGAATGAAGAAATCTGCCTATTATGATGGGATTTTGCATTATGAGCGTGCTAAGACGAGAACAAGAAGGGAAGATAAGGCTTATATAGAAATCAGAGTTCCTGACATGTTGATTCCTACGATTGAAAAATATCTAAGTGATGAAAAAGATGAGTATCTTTTCAAGTTTCATAAGATGTTTCAGGATGATAGGAATTTTGTATCAAGCCAGAGCCATGAGATTAGTTTGATTTGCCTTACCTATCTTGGAATGAAGAAAGGTGATAAAACTTATTCTACCTATACTTTCAGGCATACATGGGCTACTATTGCTCAAAATGATCTTGGGGTTAGTTTTGATGATGTGGCATTTGGATTGAATCATGTTAATAGGCATACGGTCACTATGGGATATGTGAAACCTGATTTCTCCAAAATATGGGAGATAAATGAGAAAATCGTGGAGAAGGTGTTTTTTACAAGTGACAAGAGTAAACGCTTGGAGAAACATCATCTGCCTGTATTTGAAAAGGTGGAGGAGACGTTTGAACTTTGTGCTGATGCTTACTTCATGGGTGAAGTGGTTGGTCATGTAGAAGGCAAAGGCTACCGGAATACAGATGACATTATCCAGCAACTGATGGATAATATCAATGATACCGTGCCTAAAAACTGCACTATACAGATTAAGGTGAAGAACGTGACCAAGAACCAGACTAAGTACTTTGAACGGATACGTGACATTAAATAGAGTAATTTGGTTAATACGATTAAATATAAGACTAATAAGGGTTAAAATCTAGCGGTTTTACCCATTTTCCTGACAGAGGGCAGTCTTCTCTAAAGTAGCGAAAAATTTAGAGAGGGCTGCCCGATTTGCGTTTTAGCCATTATTAACAATTTTGAGATTCTTGATGTTGATGGTGGTTTCCTGCTTCTCGAAATCATCTTCAAGCTTCATGAATGTTTCTTCTACCGACAGATTGCGAGTTTCATCGCTATTGAATGAAACTGACTGCAATTTTGGTGCTGCATAGGGTAGGAACTTTGCCACCATCGCCAAGCGACCGGCTGGCTCCTCGATAGCATACAAGTCAGCCTCCAGGGAATATCCCTTTTCGTTACTGCCATTGAGATAGCCTACAATGGCATCACGGAGGCTTTCCCTGACGCTTTTTGTGACCTTGTTGGGCGTACCAGCCTTACGTCCACCAGTCTTTTTTCTTTTGCTCTTTGGATTGGATTCTTTATCTTTCTGTGCTGTCATATTACCTAATTATTTGATGTTACTGATAGTTTTCTGGTGCAAATATAGCGAAAAAATGGATAAGTAGGTGCTCGACTTGCGCAATTTATCAAAAACCTTAGCGAAAAACGCATTACTTTTACACTGTTTAAACATTTAAAATCGATTTTTATGGGACTTATTGGAAAAATTGCCAAGGGGCTTACCGGCTCTGTAGGCGGAATCTTAGGCGGTGTGGCCAGTGCTGCAGGTGGACTGATGGCTGCTAAAGCCCGAAACAAAGGATATGATCAGTATATCCAGATGTATCAAGACCGATTGCAGCAGGTGAAGGATCACCGTGACAACTTGTATTATCAGGATCCTACGCAGACAGCGGAGAATCAAGTAGCCGTGACCAATGCCCAGCAGGTATTGGATAACGCTACACAGAAGGCCAGGAACACCAATATCGTGAGTGGTGGAACTGATGAAGCGGTGGCGCTGAGCAAGCAGGCTGCTCAGGAGCAGGTGGGCAAGATGATGCAGGAAGCTGCCGTACAGGGCGCTCAGACTAAAGAAAATGTGTGGAATACTGCTGATTCGCAGATAGACCAGATGACTAACTACATCGCTACTGCCAAGCGTGACAAGGCACTTTCGAAGGCGCAGGGTATCACGGATGCCACTAGCGGACTGGCAGGTGCAGCAAGTAAGTTACCTATTTAAGAAAGGAGGATGTTATGGGATTTACAATTGATGATTTGACTTCTAAGCGTCCGGCTACTGCCGTTACTCCTGTTACTGATTTCCCAGATGATCATATGGTGAAGCCGGATGAAATACCAGTTCAGAACACACCTACTGAGCCAGTTCAGAATACAGCTATTGATACTACTGGTATTACCGGAAATGGTGGCCATGAATCTTTTGCCCAGCAGCCAACCGAGGAAGTTACCAAGGTGGAGCGTAACCAGGGTATCAAGATAGATTGGAGCAGACCTTATAGCGAGATAGAGCAGAACCCTCTATTGAGGCAGATGAAGCCTTATGACATTATGAGGGATTACCAGAAGAATGGTGATGGAAACTGGTCTGTCTTCATGCCATGGCTCAATACTCTGGGTGATGGAGATAAAACCGTAGCTGCCAATGAAGCTTTGAAGAAGAAAGCGGAGAGGCAGGCTAAGATGGAGCAATGGAGCAATTTCCTGATGCATCTTGGCAATTTCATCGGTACTACACAAGGTGCGCCATCGCAGAAGATTGAATCTGCACAAGAACTTACTGATCGCCAGCGCAAGATCAGGGAGGCTACAGATGCTTTGAGAGCTAAGGGCTATGACCAGATGCTGGTGAATATCTGGAAGGACCGTCAAGACAAGCAGGCACAGATGCAGGCAGAGGCTGCTGCAAAGGCAAATGAGAAACTAGCTGAATATCGTGCATCACAGAAGAACCAAACGGATGCCCTCACTCCTGTAAAGGTTGAAGAAGTGATTCAATCAACAAGACAGCATTCTACAGCTGCAGACTTCAATGAATCAAAGAAGGAGACTGAGGACGAACTGAGAGGCAAGAAGGGTAAGTTGCTGGACAATCAGGCTGATGCTGCAGCTGCAAAGGCTGCAGATAGTCTTTCTCATGTTGCCGTGAATAATTCGACAACAGCAAGAAACAATGCTGCAACTAATAAGACGATTAGAACAACGCCAAAATATTCTCAAGCAGAATATGGTAAAAGGTTCATCAAATACTTTAATCACATGAAAAAGAATGGAGGCAATAATCTTGCTTCTATTTATGAACAAAAGTATGGCATTGGTACAAAAGGCAAGCAGTGGAATGCAAGTCTTCAAAGAATGTTCGTTGATGATGTTGAAGAACAAGGTCTTGCACCTAAGAGTCTTGGTATTGGCATTGGTCGCAAATCAAATAATGGCAAAACAAATAAAGGTAAACATTTAAAATTATAATATGGACGATAATATAAAGAAATTACATCAAGCGTTAATTGATGATGGTTATGATGATGTTGGTACAGAGCAGGAGTTTAGAGACTATGTTTCTGACAGCAAAAATGTTGCTACACTTTATAATGCATTAAGTGAAGCAGGATATGATAATTTTAAAGACCAAAAATCTTTAGAGACATATCTTTCAGCTAAGGCACCTGTTGCTCAAAAGCCTTCAACTCCTCAGAGTAGTGGGCAGAGTGTTTATTCTAAGGAGAAAAAGCAGACGCAATATCCGCAAGAGGTGATTGATGCGTTCAATTCACCTGACAATAAGCCTGGCAACTTCAAGGACTTGGCTCAGCTGAATGATGAGTATCAGCGAGGTGAGTTAAAGAAGCCTGGTATCATTTCCCAAGCACTCGGTATGTTTTCTAATGTTGATGCCGGAAATGTCGGTAAAGAGCAGAAAGTGGGTGGCATGATTGCCAATATGCTTCTTGGTGATAATATGCAGCAGCCACATGATAATAATCAGCAGGTACAGCATCTTAATCAAGATAATGTGCCAGCTACCGAGCAGACTAAGCCTACAGCCAAGGATGCGGATGCAATTACAAGCGCAGCTCCAGTTCAGCAGGTTGATGCTATCTATAATAAATATGTGGGCAAGGGCGATGCGTTGTCTGAAACTATGTATGACTTGATGGCTAGCGGACAGGCTAAGAATCAAGAGGAGGCACAAAATATGGCTATGGGAGCCATGAACCGTGCAGCAAGTCGCCTCGCTCAGCGAACTACCGATGAGTTTGTATCTAAGTTGGGTGATACCGTAGAAGGCGTGGACGAAGCAGTAATGAATGGATGGCATTCTCATGCTGTGCAGGACAACTTGAAGAAGCTGGCTTCGCAGTATGGCATCATGAACAATGTTGCCGTGGACGAGAACGGACAATATATCACCCAGACGAATGGCTATGACCAGTTTATAAATGGTATGGTGAAGCCAGCTATGGTAGAAAGTCTTGTGAAGAAGTATGGAGAGAACTACCGCAAGACAGCGGAAGACCTCGCCACTCGTCTCTATTCAAATGATGAGGTTATTCAGAACCAGTTGATGAACCAGGACATCAATGCAGCCCTTGTTGATGTAATCGGCAAGTATGTGAATCCATCTGTAGTGGATGAGTACAACAAGGCTCAGGAGGCAGGCAGTAAGGCATTTACGGAGGGAATGGAAGGAAGCCAGTTTATTCCGGCTAATCTTCGTCTAGGTACAGCACTTGGTGCTCAGTATGAGGCAAACGAGGCCAAGGATCCTGCAAAGGTGCTTTCTAGTTTGCAGAAGAAGTTTGGCAGGCTCTACCGGAATCCGGAGTTCCTGAATGATATGAGCAATGCGGCATTTAAGGTGATGCAGCGATATGGCTTGAATGGCACTCAGAGTAGTGATCCTAAGCAGTTCAAGCCGATGATCAATTCTGTTCTTAAGAATGAACTCGACCAGTTGGAGATTAAGGGTATGATGCCTAAGGGTAGTGCTGAGTACATCATGAAGACTGGTCTTGGTAACACTATTGTGGGTAAGATTACTCGCAAGGCTGTTCAGACGGACTACCAGAACTGGCTGGAGGATATTGCCAATCAGCAGTATCAGCCTGGCTTCTGGGAGAACGTGGCTAGTGGTGCTCTGACCTTTGCAGGTGATGCCTGGAGTTATTGGCTGCCGGGAGCCGCAGGTGGCAAGTTGACTAAGAGCATGGTAGCCAAGGCAGAGGGTAAACTGGCAGGTGACCTCATGGCTAAGGGTATGGAGCGCAGGGTGGCTGAGCGAGCTGCCAAGGTACTTGTCGGTAAGAGTAAAGCCGCGGCTTTGAAGAGTGGAGCCGCGCATGGTGCTGTTACCTTTGGTGGTCAGTCTGCAATCTCGAAGCCTATTGATGAGATTTATCGTACAGGTCAGTTCGATGAGAATGGCAAGATTTACAATCCTTCCGTGGGTAAGGTTATTGCCAACACTTTGGGCGAAGTGGCTAAACAGAGTGCCGTAGGTGCTATCATGCAGGGTGGAACAATCGCTAACATGGTAGGTAAGGGCAGAGGCTTAGCTACCAATATTCTGGCTGATATTGGTGGTAAGGTTGTGGATTCCGGTATTATGACCGGTCATCAGATGCTGGAGCGTATGGCGCAGGATCCGAACTTCAAGCCTACAGGAAAGGATGCAGCCGAGAGCTTCTTGGAGAGCATGGCGAACCTTACTGCCATCGGTTTGCCGGGCATGATGGGCAAGTATGCTCGATTCAAGGATGCGAGGGAGTTTAACAAGAAGTTTGACTTCACGGATCAGGATATTGCTGAATTGAAGAGATTCGGCTATGATGGTCTTCGTGATGCTTTTGAGAGGATGGGCATCGGGGAGTATGCTGTGGTTGGTGAGAATGCTCAGCGACTTGATGGGCAGTTAACCCAGAAGTATATGGACATGATGAACGACAAGAGTGTTCCGGAGGTGTTGAAGGCTAAGATGATGGCTGTTGTGGAAGGCAAGCGACCTTCTTCTTTCTCGCCTGTTATTGATAGCGAGGTATATAGAGGTGACGATGGTAAGTACTATTTGGAAACCTATAATAAGGATGGAGGCGTAATCGACCGCAAGGAGTATTCTTCTTATGATGCTGCACGTAATGATGAGAAGAAACTGGAGTATGAGAAGACTCTTGGTTTGGCTTCTGTGCTGGAAGGTGAGTTCCACAATGAGTTTACGCAGGAGCATCTTGATGGCTTATACAACAAGGCAGCCCAGAAATACAATATGGGTGAGAAATTGACGGATGAGGATAAGGCAGCGGTTTATCTTTATCAGAATGCTGGTGCCATCAAGGAGATCATGGATAAGCAGCAGAAGGGTATTATCCTTACTGATGAGGAGCAGAAGCTGGTTAATGCCTATCGTCATTATTATGACAGTGCTTTGGAGAACAGTTCTGTGATGAGGGAGTTTGTCAACACGTTTGAGGATTCTCATGACGTGGCGCACGGTACACTTCGTAAGGCTTTGGAGTCGAAAGATAAGAAATATGCGCCATTGGTAGAGTCTTATCTTAAGGAACTTTACAATTCCATCGAACTGAAACGTGAAATGAAGCAGACGATGGATGATCTCTATAATACTTCCCATGGTAATGAGCAGAAGAGAATTGAAGGCGAAAGCCCTGTATCGCCTGTTGAGGGTTCTTCTGAGAGTTCTGCAGGTGGTCAGGAGCCTCCAGTTTCAGAGGGACCTGCTCCGTACCAAGACCGTACCAACTCCGTACCAAGTCCGAGTGATGCAGAGTTTGCAGCAAACCCTGCAAACGTTGCAAACTCTTCTGCTGAGGTTTCAAGTTCCGAAAGTAAGGTTGCAACCTCCGATGCTTATGTTATGGGTCAGAATGCCTATAAGAATGGGGATTCTGAGGCTTTGCAGGCAATCAATCATAACGATGATATGGCTATGGCTCGTTTGGTGCGTGCTTTTGCTGATAGCGAGAAAATGCCAGATATAGTAGCTAATGCCTATAATGAAGGTAAGGATATGGAGCTGTTTGTTGCTCAGCGTTCTGGTAGTCTGACACCGGCACAAAAAGAGGCTATCAGCAAGTATGTAGAAGCTATGGATGCCAAGAAGGGCGTATCTGATGCTTATCTTCAGGAAGATGCAGGCTATCAAGAGAATTTAGTTGAGCAGATGAAACCTTATGCTACCGAGGATGGAAACATTCAGATGGTGGAACTTGATAGTGGCAAACAGGTTTATCTAAAGAAAAATGGTGAATCTGAAATGGTCTTTATTGTAGCGCCAGACGATCAGGGTAATCCAGTAGTTAAGACTATATCTAAAAGTAAAATCGTTGATATGGGTAAGCCAATCCCATTTGATACCTTCATCAATCAAGAGGTACAACGCCATGAACAGCAAAGAAACAGTGAATTTTTGTCTCAATTTGGTAAAGACAAATTAACTGTTGGAGAAAAGGCGGATTTAGCAATCAACCTTAATGATACTCCGTTAAAAGCTGAAATAGTTTCCATCAATAATGATGGTACAGTGTCTTTTGTATTAGGTAATTCTTCTAGAGTGCAGCAAGTACCAAGGGAAGATTTCCTTAAGATGCGCAATTTTGCAAACACGATTGGTATTAATGCCGAGCTTGATGCCGAGGACGCACAGCGTGCAGAGAAAGAAGCAATCAAGGCTGAGGCTGAAAAGAAGCAACGTTTTGCTGATGGCATTGTCGGGCTGAGTGAGCAGAAGCCAGACTATTCTTCCAAGGAAACCGACCCTAAGGTGGCTGCAGAGTATCTGCAGGAGCAGTATGCCGATAACCATGGCCAGCTTATCAAATTGGTGAATGGCAGTCGTTCCGACATCAAGGAGCAGATTGACAACATTCGCAAGCGTATCGTGGAAGCTGAGGATTGGCTTGATACCAATGCAGACTTGGAGCCAGAGCAAGCACAGTCAAGAGAAGACAAGCTGAAACTTGCCAAGGAGCAGTTGGAGGACTTGACCACTCGTTACGACAACTGGAACAAGATTCGTTCCCTCATTATGACAGAGGAGGAGAAGCGTGAGTTAAAGGATGAGCGTACTGCCAACATTAAGAAAGTCGGTATCGACAAAGAGGCTCTTACCGTTACTGATGAGCGTGAAGTGCCTGTGCTTACAGACGAGGAACTTAAGAAGCAATATCCTGCCATGGATGAGGCTAGCGACTATATTCTCTCTCAGCGCAAGGAAATCTCCAAGACACAAGAAGAACTTCATCGCCAGTTGGAAGATATTGATGCCCGACTCAATCAGTATCTTCGTGGAGAAGCAGACCTTACCGATGAGGAGATTCGTGACTTCAATACCACTAAGGCTGATTTGGAGGCTAGACAGGCTAATCTTACAGAATCAGCCAAGGACTTGAAGGCTCAGGCTGATAAGCTGAAAACACTCTATCGTAAGGAGAATATGGAAGCCAGAGCCAAGGCTGTGGAGGATATGACTCCTGCAGAGCAACGTGCCATCAAGGTGGAGAATGCCATCAAGAATGGTAATATGAACCAGCTTAATTCCATCTATGAAGATGTGAGAGGTGCAACCGACTTCAATGACACTGAGCCAAATACCCTGGAAGAGTATGTGGCTAACAATATCGGCCGTTTCACCTTGAACTATGAGGGAAAGGAGAAGGGTGGTGCCTTCTCTAATGGTATTCAGCAGGAGACTGGTTTGGGACGAAAGGACTTCGAGAAGCTGCAAATTCTTGCCAAGGAAGGCGAGGGTAAGACTGTTCCGGAGTTTGTTCATAGTCTGTATGATGACATGCCTATGAATCTTAAGCAAATGGGATATACGGATCACGACATCAGAAGTGCTTTTCTTGATCTCATTGGCAGTGCTCAAAGCTACTCAGACATAAAGAATTACACCTTAAATAATAAGGTGGCCAATGTTGAGCAGCTGATGCGAGACGTTGAGCGCCAGGAGGAGGAAATGAAAGAGAACGGTACTCATAGTGAAGCATTTGACAAGATTGTAGAATTGGCAAAAGAGCAGAAGGAGTACTGGGACCTGATGGAGCAGGGAGAAGTTGATCCTGATGATGTGCCGGAAGTTGATGTTGCTTATGATATGGACGAACTTTTGAAGACTCTTTCTGATGAGGAGTTTAAGGTGGTTAGTGATGTTTTGAAAGGTATTGACGAGGAATTTGAGTATTTCACTGCTGATGAGTATGAGCGTAGAGAGGGTACAGTTGAGCGCAAGAAGAAGGTTGAAAATGCTAATGCTTATGAAGAGTCAATTAAGCAAGCGTTGAAGCCTGTTACTCCTTTTGCTTATGCCTTGAAGAGTGCTGTTGAGAGCGGTGACAAGAAAGCTGTCAAGAAAGCTCAGAAGGAATTGACAGATGCCCTGATAGCAAGTGATTTGGGGCATGATTATCTTTCTGGGCAGTTGGCGCAGGCTAAGTTGGCTAAGAAGAAGGATGAATTATATAAGGTGAAACGTGCGACCATAAAGCCGCTTACTGATGCCATTCGTGCTATTGAGAGTGATGAGAATATTGAGAATGCCTCTTTTGCGGACAGACTGAAAAATGCTATCGCTGAAACGGAGGCTGAGCCTACTGAGGCGCAGAAGAAGGCTGGCAATTATAAGAAGGGGCATTTGACTTTTGGGGGATATGACTTTACTGTTGAGACTCCAAAGGGCGTGACTCGTAGCGGTAAGGACGAGCAGGGCAAGCCTTGGAGCGTGACCATGCATGATACTTACGGCTATATTTTGGGCAAGATAGGTGTGGATGGTGATCATATTGATATGTTCATCAATGACGCTGCAGACCTTGATACTTTTGATGGTAACGTTTATGTTGTTGACCAGGTGAACATGGAGACTGGAGAGTTTGATGAGCATAAGGTGATGTATGGCTATCCTTCTGAGGAGGCTGCTACAGAGGCTTATCTTGCCAACTACTCCAAGGGCTGGAAGGGACTTGGTAAGGTTACTTCTGTGCCTAAGGCTACCTTTGACAAGTGGCTGGAATCTTCTGACCGCAAGACTAAGCCTTTTGCTGACTATGCCATGATTAAGAAGGATTCTGATGTGCTTTCTAGTGGGCAGAAGGATGAAAATCTGCCTTTTGCCCAGATGAATATGGATGATCTTCCTTTCCACCGCGATGTGAAGGAGGTGAAGACATCTGAAATGACGGAGGCACAGAAGGTGGCTTACGATGCTGTTTCTACTATGCTTAAGAAGGCTGGTATTCCGGTGAAGGTGGTTAGCAACGAGGATATGGAGAAGGTGGCTGATGCGCAGGATAATCTGAATCTTGCCATGCTGCTGAATCAGCCTGAAATGAGATTTAAGATTAAGACTCCTGAGGAGAAGCAGGCTGCCGAGAATGCTTATAACTTTGCCAAGGATTTGCGACCAAACAAATGGGCGCAGTATGCCGTGGTGGATATGAGCAATCCGAATAAGATGCCGGAGTTCTATCAGAAGCAGGAACTGGCAAGAAAGGAACGTACCTATCTGAACAGACTGATGTGGGGTAACTACAAGGTGTTTAATCTCGATAAGAGTTTTGAGGACAATGTGGCTGGGCTTACTGGCTCTTTTCCTTCGGAGTTTGACCCTTATAAGATTGATGAACAGACCAGTAAGAAGAATGAGTTGAAAAAGCAGATTAAGGAGACTGAGGAGGCTTATAAGTCAACCGGGCAGGAACGTAAGGAGTATCAAAATCAGTTGATGAAGGAGTACATGGATGAGCATGGACTGGCTTCTGAAAACGATATTCCTGATGATGTTTGGAGGGAGTTTGATTATAAGGCTATTGAGAAATATCAAGATAAGCTTGATTCCTTGTTTGCGAAATATAAGGATTTAGATAGACAGTTGAAGGCTATTGTACAGCCTGGAGTGCAGTACTTGAAGGGCAAGGGTGTGGTTTATGGCTACACTGACGGCAAGGAGATTGTGCTGAACCAGGAGCATCTGAATCCTAATACTCCTATCCATGAGTATCAGCATCTTTGGCGTACTGCTGCCAAGGAAATGAATCCGGAGCTTATTGCCCATGGCGATGAGTTGATTAAGCAGACTCAACTGTTTAGGGACTTGAAGGAAGACCCTAACTATAAGCATTTGAGCGATGATGAGATTTGCGATGAGGCTTTTGCTCGTCTGACCGGTGAGGACGGTGCTGCCATCTTGGAGCAGATGGCGAAGGATGCCATTAAGGAGAATCCGTTAGACACCGCTAAAGAGCTTACTATCATCAACCGATTAAAGAATTGGTTGAAGAAGTTCTGGTATTGGACTCTTGATACATTTACGAAGTGGAAGCCTGAGGACATTAAGAAAATGACCTTGGAAGATATTCGTAACCTTGTGTTGAGAGACTTGGCGAATGGGGTGGACCCACGTAACGTGAAGTCTCGTATGACTAAGGAAGATGCAGTGTCTTTGCGTAAACAGATGGAAGATAATGCTGAACAAGAACGGATTCTAGAACATACGGAAGAGAACTGGCAGAAAGAATTTGGTAAGGATAGCCGTGTTACGACTCCTATTGGAAGTATCAAACTTGGTGAAAACCAATATAAGAAAGCAGGAAGAAACGACCGAATCAAAAGATTTGGTCTGTTGAAGCCTACCCTGGAGCGTCCTGACGTTATCTTGGAGAAGTCTGCACCAAAAGAAGGTGCGGAACGACAGACTAAATATCTGTTTATCAAATCTTTTAAAAAGGCTGATGGAAACAAGATTCTGAACTATGAATCCATAACAGTAAAGCAGGGTGAAGAGGAAGTGGCGATTAGCGCACATCAAATAGAGCCTTCGAAAGTTGTGAAAGAATTGACGGAATCAAGAGTGCTATGGAATCGTTTCAGAGGCGATTCTAATTCCTTGGGCGAGAATCAAGGTTCGGCATTAACTCCATCCGCAAATAACCCAAGCGGAAAGGATAGCGTCCTGAATCCTCATAGCGATGCAAAGATAAGAAATAATATCGAAACCGCCAAGGGAAATGGTGGAAATTTATCTGTAGAGGATAAAATAAAGGCTGTTTCTCAGCAATTTGGGGTTGATGAGGCAGATGTGGCGATGTACGCCAATGCTGTTAAGAAGGGTTCTACTGCTGAGGCTGCACGTGCCAGAGCAAACATCAAACGATATTTATTGCAGGCAAATGAAGACAAGATTTCCTCATTTAAGGATATTATTAAGTACACCAAACCTGTAAATGAAGCCTTGAAGGAGAACTTTGGCGACCTTGATGCCATGATTGAGGAGCGCGTAAAGCAGGTGGAGGCGCAGCGTAACGCCATGGAAGCTGCAAGAAAGAGAGCTGAGGAAGAGGAGGCCAAGCGCCAAAAGCACTTGGAGGAACTTTCCGTGATTCCTGATGATCAACTTGACAAGCAGTATATGGATGCTCTTGCCAAGGGTGATGATGCTACTGCCAGGGAAATGCTTGATGAGGCTGCCAGACGCAAGGGCTATGATGATACCGAAAGCGCATACCAAGGTGTAGGTGCATGGGCTGCACCGGGAAACCCTGGGTATGAAAGTGACAAGGCGAGACGTGATGATTGGGAATCCAGTGGCTCGGATGTGAACCTGGAGGATATAGCCTTGGGCTATGCTCCTCAGCCGGATGATTACTTCTCTCACCCTGAGCGTTATTCGCAGAACACTCCTCATGGATTGGAATCTGTAAAAGCTATCAATACGGCTATTGATGCTATTAAGAATGGTGAGAAGGATGTTAAGGTAAAGGTTTATCGTGCCGTTCCTACTTCTGTGAAGGAAGGTAAGTTACGTAATGGTGACTGGGTTACTCCTTCTAAGAAATATGCCGAAATGCACGGAACGAACCGACTGGATGGCAAATATCGTATCATCGAGGATGAAGTACCTGCAAATCAACTGTGGTGGGATGGTAATGATGCAAACGAGTTTGGCTTTGATGATGGCAAGGCGTATAAATACAAGAATGCCAAGAATAATAGAAAGTTGAACGACCTTGTTACCTATGATGATGAGGGTGACGTTATTCCTCCTTCTAAGCGTTTCAATTCTCGCAAGAGCGATATTCGCTTCATGTTTGCTGGAGAAAAGGGAGCTGCTGAGGCAGACAAGGCTGAGGAAAAGACCTATCGCATGGATAACTTGAAGGTGGCAGAGAAGATGGAGCGAGGCAAGAAGGATGCCAAGGCTATCAAGCTGGCTACCGGATGGGAGCGTGGTGCTGATGGCAAGTGGAGATATGAAATGCCGGATGCTAAGATCAAGGATATGAAGGATATTGGCGGTGGAAATATTGTTAAGCGTTTTGATGATGATATGCTTTGGAATGATGGCAAACTTGCTGATGTCATTGATGCGCCTGGACTCTTTGAGGCTTATCCTCAGTTGAAGGATGTGCGTATTGATACGGATGCCATTATGAACGATATGCCTTCAAATGGCGAATATAATCCCAAGACCAACACCATTACCATTCATGCTGATGAGCTGAAATATATGAATAGTATATTGAATCATGAGATTCAGCATGCCATTCAGTTTATTGAAGGCTTTGCCACTGGTGGAAATGAGGACTCTGTGCGTATGCGTATTGAGAATCGTATGCAGAATATTGAGGATGCTGCTAACGTGGCTGCTGGAACTCTTGAAGAATATCGCAATATTAGTACGCGACTTGTACGACTGGAGTTAGCTAGAAAGTGGAAGAAGAACCCTAATTCGTTCCTGAAATCTTCTGCCATGTTCTCGGCTCCTGGCTATGGTCCATTTACTCCTAAGAAGGAGGCAATCGAGATAGGTCAGCAACTGGCTGATACCTGGATTGATGATGCCAAGCGGTTTGTTGATTCTCGTAGTGAGCGTTTGCTGGCTGGCGAGGATAAGATGGATGAAGCCAAGGTTCTTGCCAAGTGGAAGAATGAATGGCACAATAAATATGTGGACTGGAAGGACTTCAAGGAGGAGTTTGATCAGTTGGATAAGGCTATCAAGGATTTGTCTGATTATCAGCTTTACCATGCTTTGGCAGGTGAGGTAGAATCGAGAAATGTGCAGAATCGATTGGGTATGACCGATGAGGAACGCAGAAACTCGCTGGCTGAGGAGACGGAAGACGTGAACCGTGACGAGCAGATCGTGATGAATGTGGGTGACACTAGCTATAGCATCGTGAAAGACCCTGAGACCATCAAGAAGCTGGATAAGGAAGACACGGTGAAGGTTTATCGTGCCATGCAGGTAGGCGAGGATGGAAAACTCTATCCACCGATGGCTGCAAAGGTGAAGGGCAAGTTTGTGGAACCTATCGAACTCGGTAAATGGGAACAGGCAGACGAGCGACCAGAGCTTGCTGATGATAAGGGTATGTTTACCCTCAACAAGGGTAATGGTAAGTCGCTTAAGGCTGCTTACAATCCTTACCTTCATACTTCTCGCACTCCACTGAATGACCAGTTTAGCGAGGCTCAGAATCGCCCTAATATCGTGACCGTAGAGGTTGAGGTGCCAAAGAGCGAGCTGATCAGTGGCTACAAGGCTGATAAAGCCAAGGATGCCGTGGGCGAAGTAGAGTGGAAGGCTGGTATCATTCAAGGACAGCTGACAGGTAAGCGCAAGGTGGTGCTTTCTCGTTGGGATAAGCCTGTGCGTATCGTGCCTGACAGCGAGGTAGCTGATGTTATCGTCAATGATATGTTCAAGGGCAAGAATATCACTATGCCTTCGAATGTGGTTACTCCAAGTCTGAGAAAAGAGTTGGAGAAGCGAGGGGTTCCGTTTGTGGAGACCGATAACAGAGGCAGAATCGTAGGTGGTGAGAATGATGGTGTGCATTATTCTAAGGTGTACGGTAAAAATGCACAATCGCCTATTATGGAGCAGAAGTTGCAGAAGCACCCTAATTCGCTGATGAAGGCTGGTACCTACTTTAGCGGTGGCGGACTGGTTGAAGAGGGATTGAAAGGTATCATCGACCCTGTAGTGGCCGTGGAATATGACCGGAAGATAAGCGGTGTATATCGCAACAACTTCGGGCAGCATATTGTTACGGCTGACGTGAGAGACGTGGATCCGAAGGAACTGGTGAAGCAGATAGATGGCGAGGTGGAGTATTTCCATGCTTCGCCTGTATGCAAGAACTACTCGCAGGCCAAGACCAATGGGGGCGAGGTGGAGCTTGACAAGGAGACTGCCAAGAGCACTGCCGACTTTATCAACGCCGTGAAGCCGCGAGTGGTAACCATCGAGAACGTGAAGGGTTACAAGGACTCTGAGGCGATGAAGATTATCACCAAGGCACTGGATAAGAACGGCTACACATGGGATGCTGACGTGTATAATGCCGCAGATTTTGGTGGCTACACTAATAGGGAGCGACTGATAGTGAGAGCCGTGAAGGACGGAGAACTGCCTGAGAAGCCTAAGAAGCAGCCACGCAAGGGTGGATGGCTAGAGGCTGTGGAGGATATTCTTCCTACTCTAACAGTGAAGGAGAGCGGTGTGGCTCCATGGATGGATGCCAGATTGAAGGCTGACGGTATTGACTGGCAGAAGGTGGAGAAGCTTCTTTATGTGATGGGCAGCGCCTATGCTGATGGCAAGATTCCTCATGCCTATGGGGATGAGATTCTGCCTACGCTGAGAACCAAGAGCGGAGACGTGATCATCATGCCGGGCGGAAAGGTTTTGCGTGCTGATGGCAGGGTGCTGGCAAGAATTACCGGACTGGGCGATGACTATCTGCTGCCTAAGACGGAATCTTTGTCACATACCATCATTGGCAATGGTATTCCGGTGCAGTTGACCCAGGGTGTGATTGCTCCTCTGCTGAATAAGGATAACTTATCGGGCAGAAATGTACTGGCCAGACTTGGAAAATCTATCTTCAAGAATGACTGGGATGTAGATAAGCAGAAGAAGGTGAGTGACCAGGTGGTGAACACTGCCAACAAACTGGGTGGTGCTGAGGCTACGGTTTACACTTCTGTGGATGAGGTTCCGGATGCTTATTTGAGTGATGTGAAGAATGGGGCTACCGGATGGTATGACCCTACTACGCACACGGTGCATGTTTATCTGCCTAACTGTGCTGATGCGAACGAGGCGGAGAGAACGGTGCTGCATGAGAAGATAGGGCATGAGGGTATGGAAGTGCTGCTAGGGGGCGAAGATGAGGTGAGAAAATTCGCTAATTTCGTTTATAATTCTGTCGCAGCAAGCACTCGCGGCAAGATTCTGGAGATTGCCAATGAGTATGATCCGGACTGGAAAAAGCACGACCGCATGAATGTGGGAACGCAGGAGTATATCGCCCGACTGGCTGAGGAGGGTCCTAAGACTGCTGAGGACTTTTCTCTTTGGACCAAGATCAAGCATTATCTTATCAAGGTATTGAAGAAGCTGGGTATTCGTGTGCCGGGACTTCTGAATGACAAGGATTTGAGATACTACCTGATGAAGGCTGGCAAGGCTCTGCACGTTTGGGACGAAATGCCTCAGGAGAAGCAGGAAACCATGATGAAGCAGGCTAGCAATGCTGAGATCAAGGATTCGCTGGGTGAGGGAGCTGACTTGCCTTCTGAAGGTGACAATAAGCTAAAGAAGAAAACTGAGCGTGGACGAATTGATGAGGCAACTGGTGCATTCAAGTTGGCTCCTAATGGTGAGCAGTCTAATCTGAGCAAGAAACAGTATATAGAAGCTCGTACCAAGAACTTTAAAGTTTGGTTTGGGGGTGATTGGGAGAAGAAGCCTAAGGATTTCAAGAATAAGCTGGATGCTAATGGTGAGCCTTTGGAGAAATACGTGGAAGGCTACTTGAACCGACCAAAGAAGCCAACTATGCCAAAGAAGCGCAAGGGAGAGGATGAAGCAACTTTCTTCGAGCGCAAGATTCTTTACTCACACGCCTTGGAGGATTGGCCTAAGACTGAGGCTGATTGGAAGAAGCGTATAGACGAGTTTGACGAGAACACGCTTGCTGCCCTCACTCCTCCTGATGAGGAAGCCATCCGAGAGAAGTATCAGAAACAATATGAGAATGATATGGCTAGCTGGAGGAAGGATCATCCTTATATAAAGGAAGGCGAGGAGAGACCTTTGCAAATTCCTGATATGCGTGACTATCAAAGCATACAGGATTATGGCGAGGCTCTGAGAAAGCATGAAATATGGAAGACCGCCCCTCATAAGGACGAGTACGATAGAATGGCAGAGGACGAAATCATATCAAAAGTGGCTCTTATGGATGCTGTTCAGCACCCATTCAGTGAATATGCCCGATTGAAAGCGATGAAGGCAGAGTTTCAGCACATGCGCCACGTGATGCAAAATCAAAAGGTGTATGACCAAAATACTACTGATGCCGTGGTGCAGTTTGCTAAAAGATTTATGAGTCTGGGTTATGGTGATGATTTGGGTAGAGGTAGTATAAACACCTTGCTCACTATTGTGAAAAATAGCACAGGCAGAAAATCGCATGAGATTCCCCAGCAACTTTATCAAGTTATGGATGTGTTGATGAACAACCAACTCAGAAACTTCGACAGGGCAGTCATGAAGACCATGAGCATTAAGGAGCTGAAAGAGAATGCTAAGGGTATTCAGGTGCAGGGTAAGCTGGAGTTGAGAGGCCAAACTACAATCAAGGCCTTCCGTGATGCAGTTTCTTCAAGGATTCCTTCTGATAAGCTTGATGAGAAAATCAGTAACTTGATTGACAAGATGACTGATGACAGGAAGAATGCTTCATCCTATCAAGACGAGCTGTTGGGTCTGAATCTCGCCAAGCAATATGTGGACTACATAGATTCCAGTAGAAATGACGCTATCGAAATCGAGGATTTGAAGAAGCTTGAGATTGAAAACTACAAGGGTAGAAAAGGTATCTATAAAGGTGAACTAACTAAAGCTCTTCTTCAGGAACATGTGGAACGACTGAATCAATACGATGAGGCTCTCTTTAATAATAAGGTGGAGCGTATGGACCGATATTCGCAACTGTTGGCTAACCTTGGAGGTATGATAGACGAGAGCGTGAAGGGAGCTAGAGAGTTCCAGGAGCGTGATGCTCGTCGTGCCATCAATGTGAAGATGATGGCCAGTGCCGATTTGGGTGACAAGAGCATGAACCAGCACCATAAGGAGAATTGGAAAACCAGATTGTCTAATAGTGATGTTGCCCGTTTGTTCTGTTCTCCTCTAGGTTCTTTTGATGCCTTGATGCGCGAGTTCGGTAGCAAACAAATCAATGGTGAGGGACAGTTGTGGAATCATTTCGTCCGTGGAGCTATGAAAGCATCAAACGATGAGTTCAAGAGCGTAAGAGAGGCTAACAACGAAATAGACTTGAAAGTTTCAGAGTTGTTTGGCAAGGTTACAGAGGATAAGAACGGCAACAAGAAGGGCAATATGATACTGAACGATCTGTATGCCTTGGAGCGTAGCAATAAGGTGAAGAGCTTGGATGTGACAATCCGTGATATAGAGGGCGAACAGACCTATAAGCTACAGCAAGGCAACCTGATGTACATCTATATGGTGAACAAAATGCCTGATGGTGCCATGAAGCTAAGAGAGATGGGCATCCTCGATGCTGATGTGGAAAGGATTAAGGAAAACATTGATCCTCGTTTCTTGAAGTTGGCAGACTGGATTCAAGGTGAGTTCTTGCCTAAAATGCGTACCAAGTATAACAAGAGACATGAGGAACTGTTTGGCGCACCTATGCCTATGGTGGAGAACTATTTCCCATTGAGAGTGCTAAAGAACGCCCGATATATGGAGGAAGATGTGAACAATACGAGTGATGGTAGCAATGCCTTGCCTTCTACAGCTACAGGTGCCATCATCAAGCGTAAGACAAACAAACTTCCTTTGGACATCCTTAATTCCGATGCCCTTAGTGTGACCATCGATAACATCAAGGAGATGGAAAACTGGTACAACTATGCGCCTATCCGTAAGGATGCCAATACGCTTTTATCTGACACAACTTTCAGAAACCGTGTCCAGAACATGACTACCATCTATGGCAGTGGAGAAAGACTTTGGAATAACGTGAAGGATGCGACCGCAGTGGCCATGGGTACTTATCGCCCTAAAGGAGGTACAGATTTGGCTGTTTCCCTTAAGAATTTTGGCAAGGGTATTACTGGAGCAAAAATATCGGGTCGTTTATATACAGCCTTCAAGCAGGTACTTAGTGCTCCTTTGTTCTTGCCTGATGTTGACCTTGGTAGATTCGTTAGGCATTCTGTCCATCCTTACGGCTCATTCAAGTGGGCTATTGAGAACTTGCCGAATTTTGATAAACGCTGGTCTGGACGCAAGTTGGGCGATACCGTTCTGATGGATGATCCGACTGATTGGAAACTATGGCACACCAATCTCATGGAAAAGGCTGCTTACTATGGTATGACACCAAACGCACTTGTTGATGCCGTGACTTGTGCAGTAGGAGCGAGAGCCGTATATGATACCAAGTATAAGCAGTATATCAAATATGGACTGACCGAGGAACGTGCCAAGGAAAAGGCACTCAGCGATGCGGAAATAAACTTCAATACTTCTCAGCAGAGTTCGGAAGGTGCCTTTGTCTCTCCAATGCAGCTAGACAGAACCTTGGAGTCTGCCATCTTCACGCCATTCAGAAACTCCAGTATGCTTTATGAGCGAAAGGGTATCAATGCGCTTAGAAACTTGAAGCATCGTTTCGAGAAAGGGCACAAGGAGGCATCTATTAAGTTTATGGCTGGTCAGCTGATGGAAGAAGGCGTTGGGTATGAGCAAGCAACCAAGGCTGCAGAAAAGATGTACCAGAAGGGATTGATGCATAACATTGCAAATGCTATTGTAGCTTTGTGGTTGGGACCTATCATCTGGAATCTTGGAGGAAATTTTGGTTATCTTATGTTTGGTGACGACAATGAGAAAAAGAAGAAAATGGTACTTGATGCCGTGATTCTCGGTTTGCTTGAAGGTCCAGTTGATGGTTTGGCAGGAGGTCAGTTTATCAACACTGCCATTGCCAACACAATTACATCTGATGGAATCAGCCTTAAGGGACTGAAAAATGTAGATTTCTCTGGTATGCCAATGCTTTCAGATTTCAACTCTATGATAGAGAAGTTTGGCTATGACAAGGTGGCTGGAGCACAAGACCTAATGTTTATGGTAATGCAGAGTTCTACAGGTTTCAACCCAAAGACTCTGACCGATGCCATCAATGCTTGTATCGACTATGGTAATGGTGACATGACCAATGCTAAGGAGATTGCGTTGTTTGTGTTCCGTTTGATGAACGGACCTGCTGCAACTGTGGACAATCTCTATATCGATGAATTAGGCATGAAGGGCAAGGATGCCAAGAAACTTAGCTACGAGGAACTTGCCAAGCGATACGCTGAGTATAAGTTTGGTAAGAACACTTTTGGCTTAGGTAAACTCTACTCTGATGAAGAGAAACAAAAGAAGCTGAAAGCTATTGAAAAATCTTTCGACAAGAAAGTTTCAGAACGTTTGGCTGGTATGGATAGAGAGGACTTGAAGAACGAGTTTTCCGAGTCCAGAAGTCAGAAGGAGAAGAAACTTATCGGTAAGATCATAGCGGACGAATTGGAAACTAAGGATTCCGAAGCGGTCAAGAAGGCTAAGGCTGATGCTTCATACCTTCGTCAGAGAAACTTTTCGGACTTGATGGATGATTTGTACCTCCAGCAAGAGTGGGAATCCACTAAGACTGCACAAGATGGTTTGGATGAGTTGAAAGGCAATGGAGCAACAGACGAGGAGATCAAATCTTATAAGTTGCACCATAAGCCTGAACTTGATAAGCGAAAGACAATTGAGGCAGCTCGTAAGGCTATGGGAAAAGAAAAGAAGAATCTCACTTCTGATAATGATACACAGGTTATGGCTAAAATTAGAGCAGAAAGGGATAAGGTTCTCATTCCTCTTCGTAAGCAGAAAAGTGAGAAGTAGCCCGGCATGATAAAAGCATCGAGGGCTTACTCGATACCCGGAAAAGAAAAAGGGACTTGCTTCACAGCGAGTCCCTTTGATAGTTTTTGTAAAGTCTATATTCCAAATAAAATAATTTCTTGAATTTTGAAGATGTTGGAGCGGAATTAATCACTTACGATTCCTGTATTAGCCTTGTTTCGCTTCTCTGGCTTAGCGTAGCTGATGTAGCGTTTCATGGCTTCGTCCATGCTAGCCTGTTCGCTTTTGGGGGCTTCCTTTTCTTTTTTGCCCCATAGACGCTGTACGATGCGGTCGAGACACCACTGCCAATCGCCATCGAGCGTTACGAACTTGGAGCTAGGAACCACCGTGGCATCCGGCTCGGTCTTCTTATCCTCTTTTTCCTCTTTGGCTTCCTCCTTCGTGATGATTGAGGCAAAAGGAACATTATTGTCGGTGAGGAACTTTTCAACATCATCCTTCTTGCTCTCGCAGAGGAGGACGTGAACAGATACCTTATTCTTCTGCAGGGAGGTGAGGGCTTCCTTCGCCTTCCCGACAAGAGAGAGATTGCCTTTATCATCCTTTGTGATGATGCAGGCTTCGTGTACATTGATTGATTTACCCATGATAAAAACGTTTTTAAATGAATCGTGCGACAAAATTATAAGAAAAAAGCGAGAAAAGTTTGATAAGTTGCGCAACTTATCAAAAAGAATAGGCGAAAAAGGCTTAATTTTGGCGAAAAATTAAAGAATATGGCAAATCATACGGTTATAAATGACATAACGAACTATGCTGAGGCTGGTCCGAACTCGCTGGAAGGTGTGAGTACCCAGAAATTCAGGGTGAGCGAATCCACTCTTAAGCTTCTGCAATGGCTATGCTATTACTTCGACAACATGGCTGAGCTGAGAAAGTGCTGGAAGCGTGCCCAGGACTTCGTGATGGGCAGACAGCTGGAGGAGAAGATAGAGTGGAACGGACGGAAGATTACTATCCGCCAGTATATGGAAATGCAGGGTATGCCGATACTGGAATATGATGTGATTTCCGATAAGCTTATCTCTCTTGTGGGCTTGGTTCGTCAGCAGAGGGCAACCGCCAGCTGTTCTGCCGTGGACCCGAACGAGGAGGACTATATCAGCTTCTTCAACGAATATCTGAGGCAGAATGACAATCTGAATAACCGTCAGGAAATGGATGCGCGGCTCTTCTATGAGTTCTGTGTGTATGGCTTGATAGGTATGAGGACTATCTGGGAAAGAAGGGATGGAAGAGAAGGTATCTTCAATGACAAGGTGGATATTTTCAAGCTTGCCATACCTCCTTTCTTCAAGCCGGATCTGAGTGATATTGAGATTTTCGGTATTGCACATGATTTGACCTGGAGAGCCATCTTGGAGCAGTTTACCGATGGCAGCAAGGCGCAGGCTGATCAGCTGAGCGAGATCTATCTGCAGACCCAATCGCACTATTCACCGGAACAGGGTTATCAGCCTACCGGTTCGGCTCAGTTGACCGGACTGGAAGACTTTCTGCATTCTTCCATTCAGGGTAAGTACAGGGTGATAGAGGTTTGGACCAAGGAATCCAGGCAATCGCTATGGGTACATGACCGGGCAAAGGGTGATGCTGGATTTATGCCGATGAACGTGATGGCTGAGCTGGATGCCGAGAATGAGAGCCGGAAGCGTGCAAACGTGATGATGGATGAAAACGGTGTGCCGGTGCTGGATGAGAACGGAGAACCGATGTACTATGTGGATCCTGAGAAACTGGATCTGATAGAATATGAGCCGCAGGTGGAAACCTTCTGGTACCGCAGATACCTGACTCCTAACGGCTATCTTCTCGATGCTAGGGAATCTCCATACTTTGTGCTGAGAGATGGCTACAGATGCAGTATTCAGCCCTATTCGTTCTTGGCATATCCTTGCCTGCAGGGAGAGGTGAAGAGCTTTATCATGCGCATTGAGAATAACCAGCGCACGCTGAATCATTATATGATGATGATTAACTTCGTTGTGGCTAATGGTGCGAAGGGTACGCTGCTTATTGATGATGCCTCTGTGAGTGACAAGGTTTCTCCTGAAGAGAACAGAGCCAACTATAACAAGACCAATGGTGAATATCACTGGGATAGTAGTAAGGGCGGAGAGAAACCAGAGGTGCTTATGAATAAAGGCATTCCTGCAGGTGTGGAGTTTATGATCAGTTTTGCCAAAACGATGGCTGGCGAGGGTAGTGGTGTGCAGGGAGCGCTGCAGGGTGTACACCGGAATACCAGCGGTAAGCAGTATCAGCTGGAGCGTGAATCGGCTTCTACCTCGGTGACTGACTTCGTGGAGAGCTTTAACTGCTTCAAGCTGAGGGAGGCAAAGGTGAAGATCTATCTGATTCAGGAGTTCTGTACAGAGCATGACAGCGTGAAACTGGTGGGTGATGACTACAGAACCTACTTCAATCCGGAAACCATGCGCGATATGGACCTGGATGTTGCCATGGACTTGGATAGCTACTCTGCTACCATCAGAGACCAAATTGCTGATCTGCTCTGGCAGTTGAAGAAGGATGGTGATATTGATGCCTACACTATGCTGACAAACGGCAAGTTCCCTGGAACCTACAGAATACGCAAGTATTTGAAGGAGAAAATGGAACAGAAGGAGGCTATGGAGGCGCAGATGATGGCTAACGGTCAGATGCCGGCAGGTGATGGACAGCAGGCGAGTGGAGCTAGTGCTGCACACTTGAAGGATTCGGGTAGCGGACTGAATAATCTGGCTGATTTGCCTTCTGCTTCTTAGATGTTTTTTGAAATCGTTCTTAGTTGATAAATAAATACTTAAAATGTTTTATTAGTTAATTGTTAGTTTATAGGTTTATAGTTAGTTGTTTATGTAATTATGGTTATTTTTTTAGTTAAAGGTTAAAAGATTGTTTATAGGGAAGAGGAAGCTGTGAAGTTTCCTCTTCTTTTTGTTTTGTACTCTTGTTTTTCTCTGTGTTTATTCCACTAAAAATGATTTAGTGGAGGCCGTACTTCTTTTTGTAGGCGCGAAGTTTCTGCATCGGGATGGAAACTCGCCACATGTAGTATTCCTGCCAATGGCGAAGTTTCTGCTCTCGCACCTTGTTGTCGGCATCGCAGCCGATGGCACCCCATTTTGATGGGGTGTAGTAGTAGGACTCCTTCTTGATGTCTTCTACATTGTGGAAATAACGAGTGGCCTTCCACTTGCCTAGCTGGACGAGGCGACGGTAGGATAGGAGCTGCTTGCGGTTGGGGTCGTAGGTCATGATGGCCCAATCCTTGTGGGACTGGTCGTAGAGCATGTAGAAACGTGGAGCACCTCCTTCCTTGTACTTGGCAAGGGTGGCTTTTACGCCTTTTCGCCACATTCGGGTGGCGTTGAGGAGTTCGATACGAGTGATAATTGGCGTGTAGATGCTTACTAGCAACTGACGCAGATGAGATTGATACGAATTTTTCATTTTTTCTTCTTTTTTATTGTTAATATATATGGGGACCGGCCGATGGAATCGACCGGAACGGGGGCGAGAGGGGGCAAACGAGCTGCTGGGGACTGCTATTCGCTGGAAGGGGGCTTGCTAGCTGCCACCTATGCCGGCTAACTCGGGAACTGATGGAGGGCGGTGGCGGAGGCGATCGCGCTCTATCTCGGCCTTGGTGCGGAATGGGAGGATTTCCGGGGCTGGCATATCCTTCTCTACATAGAGGGCTATGGCTCTTGCCATTACTCGGTCATCGTGCTTTCCGGCTATGGCTCCGTAACAGTCGTTCTGCTGATAGTAGAGGTAGTAGGTACACTCATCTATGGCGGCTGGCTCTCGCTCCATATAGCCCTGGTCTCGGATGATTCTTGCCATCGTCTTTACTACTGCTACCTTGGTGTTCTTGTTGGTGTTGAATCCCCATTTCAATTCCTTGGACTTCTTCTTCTGCAACTTGCTGTGGGAGGAGTTGTAGAGGTTCTTGTAGAGCGGCAGGAGGATAGGGAAGAACAGCTCAGACTGGTTGCCCTCGGTATTGTTCATGCGCGAGTAGGCGGTGTTGTTCTCTACGACCAGAAAGGCATCATTGTAGAAATGAGCAATCTGGGCGCAGCGCATCGCCAGCTGATCGGCATCGCAGTGGCCATGCCACTCGGCTACTACTTCGGGTACGCCTCCATAGATTTCATCGTAGCGGTCGAGGACTACTATATCTGAGAAGTCGGAGGTTTTATGAGAGCCACCAATATCGCAGGCTACTATGTAGCGGTGGGTGACGTTCTCGGAGTTGTCGGGACCAGCCCAGACTTTGAGAGGGCCACCGGAACGCTCTACAAAGCGTATATGTTCCATGCAGGCAGGATCGGCAGCATCGTAGGAATCGCCTTCTATATCGCCTACCATGATAGGCTCTATGCCCTTGCAGTCTTCTTCCATGATGTTGAGTTTGTACGGATCAAAGACTGTGGTGCCGGAGAATAGGAAGGCTTCTATATCATCTGATGGGAACTCCTGACGCATATCATCAAGGGTTTCGTATTCCTTCGATTTCTCAATATACCAGTGGATTCCTTCGAATGATGCACCCTTTTCGTAGAGCCACCAGTAGTACTTGCCGTGACCCTGCTCATCAAAGCGGTTTTTCCAAAGCCAGATGGCGAAGTCGGCACGTTCATCTTCGGAGGCGAATGGGAGCACATACTTCTCGATTTCGAACCAGGCAACAAAGACTGGGGTGTAGGCAGACATAGGCTTGCCATCCTTATCCACAGACTTGGCTTTCACCCAGGCATCATGGAACTCGTTTTCACGTCCATTCGGTGTCGATTCTCGGACGATGAAGGTAAGAGGGTCTGGCTGGATAGATGATGATGCAGCCTTGATAACCTTTGCCGGGGTCCACTCTGTAGTGTTCGGGAAGAACGCTTCCTCCGTGATATGTGCGAGGGCAGCATCACCGGAACGGCAGGACTCAGGGTTTCGGGCAGAACCAGTCTGTATCTTGCAATCGCGAGGAATGAGATACTTGATGTTCTGAATGGTTCCGGAGGTCTTAATCTTGCGAGGGTCGTTCTTGAACGGTACACCAATATCATAGAAGAGCCATGTAGGGATGGCATTGATAAGCTTCTCGTACATATCGAATACCTGGGTGGCAGATGAAGACTGGTGACCCACGATGTTGCTATTCCAGTTGGTTTTCCAGAAGATCTGCAGCCAAGCCATGTAGATGTCGGTAGCTGTGGATCCACCCCACTGGCGGCACTTCAATAGAATGACTCGAATGTAACCGAACTGGCTGTGCAGGCGCAGCTGCTCGAATACCTTGATGAGCTTGATTTGGGCATTGCGGAGGAGAAACGGTATATCATCACCACCATCCTTATTCTTGATTCGGGCATAGGCGTAGGCGAAGAAGTAGAAATCGTGCTTGCAGCGGAGACGGATGAGATAGCGGAAAATGGCATCACGTGCCTTCTCCGGATCATAGTCTGCCATGTACTTCTCGATGAAGGCTTGGATGGAACCGCACTTGATGATGGCGCAGAACTTCTTTTCCTTCAACATTTCTACCGGGAGCCAGAGCTTCTTTCCATTGAGGAAATCGGGCATCTGGCACTCGAAGCGAATGCCTGGTGCGTTCTCTCCAGTAATGGGACGATAGGTAGCGAAGAGACTTTTCAATCTCCTCGTATCTTCGGCAAGAATCTCTTTGAGCTTCTTATCGGAAATCTGCTGCTCAGCTCGTACCTTTAATGAAGATTTTGCTACTGGCATTATTTACTTACTTTGAACTTTGAGATTTGAACTTTGAACTTTATGATTTGCACTTCTTGCTGTTACTATGCTTATATGTGGAGATTCTTGGCTTGCTGCAGGAAGCTTTCTGCCTTGGCATAGATGAAGCCCAGGAGGAAGAGAATCAGGTGGTATATGCCGGCTATATGGGGCAGGAGGCAGCCGATGCATAGGAGGATGATCATCTGCCAAAAGTCCAGGCGCTTGAACCGGTAGAGCCATGGAGACGAGAAACCCATAAAGAACGATATGATGACCGATACGCCCAATACCGGGAGGGACGGATAGTAGAGGAAGGAGAGGGCTACGGAGCCGAGCCATGATGCGAGGAGGCGATGGAGACGGAACAGACGGTGTACCATGAGCAGGCACCAGGCATTGATAGCCCAATGCATCAGATTGGCGTGGCCAAACATATAGACGAAGTGGGAATAGAGGGGTGATGTTGGCGAAACTGCCAAGAGGGAATGGAATGGTATGATGAATACCATCAATATGAGAATGATGAGAGTAATATATAATGTACGCATAGGAGTGAGTATTTTATTTGGTGATGAATGGTGAATTGATTGTACGGACGTGAGCCGAAATGATTTCCTGTATGTATTTTGCCGTTAGACCCAGGCAGGGCGCAGGACGTTCTAGCGCGATTTCTACGAGTAGATAGACGCTTTTTTGCCTGCCTTGCGATTGCTCATGTTCTGAGATCAGCAGATATTCATTATAGAAGGATTCGAGGAGTGCTTTTTTCTGCTGCTGGTATTTACCACATTTTGGTATTATCCCCTTTAGCCTCTTGCTTACATATCTATAGGCAGCATCGAAGGAGAGATAATAGCAAGGAGTGGGCATCTGGGAAACATATTCGCATATCTTAGCCGTAGTGGTTGGCCATTCGACCATCCGCTTCGCCTGCTGATAGAGCCGTATGATTTCGCGGTCTCTATCAATCTTGATCTGGGATATAGAATTTACATGTTTCATCGGAAACAAAATTAATATAGCGAGTTGCTGAATTTATCAAAAAGTTATGCGATTTTTTCGTTAATTTAGCACACAAATATTAAAAATGTTTGAATATGGCAGAGAAAAGTACTAATAATCAAGGAGTTAAATCGAAGAGAGATTCTTTTCGAGAGCGGTTGGCAAGTCGTTATCCGGACTTGGATATGAACGATGAAGATGCCGTTTATAACCAATTATCGACCGATTACGACCATTATGACCAGAATAAGCAAAAGATGGATGGTTTCAACCAGATGCTGCAGGAATACCCTCAGGCACCCGGTCTTGTGACCGGAATGCTGACCAAAAAGAACGAGGATGGCAGCGACTTTAGCTTTGTTGGTTATCTGATTGATGCCATGGGTAAGGACTTCGTGGATGCCTGCAATGGTGATGCTGAGGCTCGGAAACGGCTGGAGAAGGCCGAAAGGGACAAACTGGAGGCTGGCAAGAAGCTTGCCGAAGGTAAGGAGGCGCTTGCCAAGGCCATGAAAGAGGAGGATGCGGAGCTGGATGCAGCCTTGAAGGAGGCGAAGATGAAGCCTGAGGCTATCAAGGACCTGATAGAGTGGCTTTACAAGCGCAACGAGGATGGCGAGGATCGTGATGATGATGGTTTCGTTTGGCGAGCTGCCCGGTATGGCTTGAAGAAGGCTGACTTCCTGAGACTTTTCCAGATTAAGGACTTCGACAAGGCAGTGGCTGATGCTGAGGATAGAGGCTACAAGCGTGGCAAGAATGAGAAGATTGACCAGCAGAAGCAGCTGCACGCTGGCAGAGGTGGCAAGAAGGACATCAACATCAATGGTGGTGGCGGTGAGGCTTCGCTTCCTCGCGAGAAGAGCCGGACGGAGCAGGTATATAGCTCGATGGTCGGCATGTAGTGATAGTTAAGAATTTATAGTTAATAATTTAAATGTATAGATTATGAGAAAATTTAAGAAATGGTTTGGTTTTATGATGGCGATTTTCGTCATGATTCTTAGTGGTGGCTCTTATGCTATGGCAGAAACTCCTCCTGCAATTCCTGCAGGTGCAGGTGGCGGTGGTGCTACTGGTCCTACTGATGGTCCGGGTGTGGGCGGCAAGGGTCCTCAGTGGCAGGGCGCTTCTCAGGAGCAGCAGGAAAAAATGGGTAACTTCGACTACTATGTTTCTTATGTGAACCCTACCGTGGTAGAGATGAAGCTGGAGAGTTGCCCGATTGACCAGATTCTGCGTGCATCGAAGAGGATGACACCTGTTGATTCTGTGCGAATAGAGTATTATTCTATCGGTCAGCGCCCAATTTTATCGAAGTTGACGGAGAAGGTGACGAAAACAACCAATGGTAGTACCGTGACCTTGAAGGTGGAGAATCCTGCTGCTTTTGATAATGGTGACTTGATCATGGTGGATGGCATCTATGGCTTTGAGGATGATGGAACCACTCGCAGCAAATTGAAACCTCTGCAGTTCCGTGTGATCAAGGGTGACGATGACAATAATCCTACCTGTTACGCCTTGAATGGTGGTAAGAATGAACAGCGAGGAAACCGTAATATTCCGGAGGATATTCCTGCAGGTACAGTCTTGTTGCGCCTCGGTAGAGCTGCTGGCGAGAAGGAGGTAGAGACTGGTTCTTACTACTCTATGCCAAACAAGAGCTTCCAGTACTGCCAGCGATTCATCATGCAGGTGGAGGAGTCTCTTATTAACCGTATGTCTCAGACACAGGTAAAATGGGACTTCACCAGACAAGAAAAAATGGCGATGGACGATATGCGCTATGGTCAGGAGCGAAGCGGACTGTTTGGTGTGCGTACCATGACTGATGGCGGTAAGGACGTGGGTCTTACCTATACTATGGGCGGTATCTTCTGGGAGGCAGGCAAGGACCTGCAGATTGGCCACTGGGAGCCTAAGATGACCAAGAACGACAAGGGTGAATTTGTTCCGGTGAAAGTGAAGGTTGCTAATTCTGAAACTGATGGCACTACTGAGGTGGAGAAGCAGGTATATGAGTATGTGATCAGCGAGAAGGAGCTGACGCAGTTTATTGCCGCTATCTTGAAGGGTGCTGGTAATTCGAGCCGCACCAAGCTTCTCTTTGTGGATAACATTATTTATCAGGCATTTGCTAATCTCCGCAGTAATAAGCGCATCATTACTCAGACCGAGAAGGACTACCAGGGATGGAAACTTGATTTCGAGACCTTTGAGAGTATGGGTACCAAGATTCTGATTTATCGCCATGATGCCTTCAACAGTTGGGGTATGGAAGGTAGAGCCTTCTGCCTCGATGCTCGCTATCTGGATAAGTATGTGTTCGGTGTATGGAGCCGCAATGAGTTTAATGCCAAGGACCTCCTGATTCGTAATACTCATGGTGTGGTGATGGAGGAGTACAGCTGCTGGGTACTGACATTCCCAGATGCTCACGCACGTGTATCTCGCCCTAAGTTTACCGCAGAAGGTGTTACTGACGAGCAGATCCGTGAGGCTGCATAATCGTATTCATCGCTGATAGTTTTCTACTATATAAAATGATGGGATAGCTGAGGCTTCAAAAGTCTCGCTATCCCTGAAAATCCATAAACACTAAAGATATGTATAGATTTGTAGCAAACAGCATGTTCATCTTTGCGGTGGCTCTGCCTAGCGGACTGATCAAGAATGTGGAGTTTGAAGCCTGTGGCATTGGCGTGTACAGTTACATGACTGACAACAAGCAGGTGGCTGAGGCTATCAGGAAGCATCCGTTGACACAGCAGGGGAGAATCACAGACAAGAGTGAGCCGGAAGAGCCGGAGCAGGAGGCCGGAAAGCCGATGGATGGTATGGATGAGGTGAAGAACCCGAATGTGCTTCATTTTGGCAATATCACGAAGGCCAAGAACTATCTTGCGAAGGAGTTTAAGGTTGACACCAGGGGACTGAAATCGCCTGCCAGCGTGAAGGCTAAGGCTAAGGAACTGGGTGTTGACATTGATTTTTAACGACATTAAATATTTTGCGATATGGAAGCATTGATGAGTGATCTTGTGACGGCTATGCGCCTCGCCATTGATGAGGTGAAGCATGATGATCTGAATGACATCTTCGATGATGACTCGGATAATCAGATGATGCAGGCCATTGAGACTGCTGCCCAGCAGATTCTGCTGCAGGCACCGATGGAACTGCTGGAGCCACAGAGAGTGCAGGTTTCGCTGAATGCTCTGGGAGCACAGGACTATGATGCTATCCAGACGCAATATACTGATGGACATGGCAGCCTGGTGATTCCTGATGACTGGCTGAGACTTGTGGCGCTGAGGCTGAAAAGCTGGCCTACTACGCTGACTTCGCTGATGGAACCGGACAGCAGGGAGGCGCAGATGCAGGCATGCCGGTGGACGAGGGGAACGCCTCAGAAGCCGAAGGGTATGATTACGGTGAGTCCTACTACTGGTAAGCGTGTGCTGATGTACTGGACTGCCGGGCGATATGAAGCCAATCATGCTGAGGAGACTGGCAAGGTGTATGACCATGCCGTGGAGCTGTTCACTTATATTCCTTTTCAGAAGGTGGAGGATGGTAAGCTGATCCTGCCATTGAGGAAGGAGGGAAAGAAGCTGATAGTATATCGCGCCATCTCCATCTTCCTGGTAAGCAAGAAGGAAGCGGAGTTGGCAGAAAAGTTTAAACAATTATCTGAAATTTGATTAATATGGCTAATGATATAGACAAAACAAGTCCTCACTACAAGGGTGAGTTCGGCAGCATCTATGAGGTGAATCAGAAGTTCCCGAATGGTGGTGTGGCTGGTGACTATGTGGAAATAGATGGCTGGGCGCACTACTGGAATGCTGATCGTGGAACCTGGTGTGTGAATGCGCAGAGGGATAGCTACTGGGATGAGCTGATAACTGGCATCATTGAGAAGTTTAAACTGTTTAAGGGTGCTACGTATATGGGCGTGGCAGGTCTTGATACTGTGCCAGCTAAGGCTATCGGTGCCAAGATGTATTATTTTGCAACCGTAGCTGGCACGTATAAGAGCTTTGGGGGGCTTGTTGTTCCTCAGGGCATCAATGTGCTTTATTCCGAGAATGGCAGTAGCTGGGTATGCTCTACTTTGCTGGAAGTGGCTCAGGAGTTGGGCGTGAGCACAAGGAATGTAGTTAGCCAGAAGGTTGTGAATGATGCCTTGAATCTTAAGGCTAACCAGAGTTCTGTGAATGAGGCATTGGCAAAGAAGGCTGACAAGGAAGAAATGAATCGTCTTCTGGCAACTAAGGCAAATACTGCTGATGTTAATACAAAGTTTACAGAAGAGAAGAAGCGCATTGATGCCGAACTTAGCAAGAAGTTCGACAAGGAGAGTGTTGCCCAGGAGTCTGGAGATTCCGAGGTGCTGGTGATGTCTCAGAAAGCTGTAAGTACTAAACTCAGCGACATATCAGAAAAGTCCGGATATATAGCTCAACGTGGCATCTATAATATAGATGATGTTTTATTTGATAATACCTATCTTAAGGAAAATGATGTTGTTTATATAGACTTTGCTCCTACTGTAGATTCTGGAGCAATATCTTTTGAATCAACATATGGAAAAGAACTGTTCTATATTACAAAAGAAGTCTCAAAAGTAGTAATCCCTGCTAACTTCAAGCAAGCAAAAGTTAAATATGGAAGCATACGTCTAAATAAAGACGTTGAGTCGTTAACAAATAGAATAATAAATAACACTATAGAATCTTTCAAGATTGATATTTCAGAACAGCGATTAGAAAGTATCAATATTGGAAGCAATCGAGGTACTTATATAAATGCAAGTGGTCAGAAAATACAAACTGAGGAAGCATATTCTAAATATTATTTGTCCGATAAGATAAGTATTGTAGAAGGAGAAGATATTTTTGTCACGGCAAGCTCTAATTTTGGTAATGCCTTATATTGTATCTATGGGAATAATGACGAAGTAATAAAAAAAGAGCTTAGTAAGGCTGGGTCTGATGTGACTTCCATTGAAAACAAAAAAATAACAATTCCAAAAGGGTCTGTTTATATTTTGTTAGCTTGGATAAGTGATTCATTGCCTGGAAAATTAAGCAGATTACATACTTATACAAAAGATTATTTATCTATTTGTGATAATTTTACGAAAGCTAAAGTTCCATCCCATTTTATTGTAAAATCTGGAAAGTTATTGAACGCAGACGGAAAAGAGTATGAACCAGACCCTGCTTCTGATAACTTTAGAATTAGTTCACATATTTCTGTTACTCCTGGAGAAATCATTTGTGTTACTGGTTGCGCCTTTTGGGGGCAGGCTATTTTTTCTATATTTGATGCGAGCGATAATGTTATATTCAAAATAAACAGTACCAGTGGTACTGGAACTGCTACAAAAATATTCGATAAAGAAGTTGTGGTTCCAGCGAATGGTTCTTACTGTATTGTGTCATGGAATCTTAGTGATTCTATGTACGGAGCTGTTAAAAAGGAGAAAATCCTACCAAAATCCCCTTTTATCAATAAAAAATGGGCTTGTATAGGAGATAGTTGGACTGATAATAGAAATGCAAATCCTAAAAAAAGATATTTTGATTTCATTTCAGAAGAAACTGGAATAACACCAATAATGATGGGATACTCAGGGTCTGGGTACGCCAAATTAGGACAGTTCTCTTTTTACAATAGAGCAAAGCAGTTACCAGTAGATACTGATGTTGTAACTATATTTGGAAGTGGAAATGACCTTTCAAGTGAATTACCTTTAGGTAATATAACAGACAATGGTACAGATACAATATGTGGTTGTATCAATACTGCAATAAATAACATTTTGTCAGTCAATCCTATTATTCAAATAGGTATTATATCTCCGTGTCCTTGGAAAGATTACAAAGATACACAAGAGAAATGGGATAATTATTGTAAAGCACTTGAACAAATTGCAAAATCAAGAAGTATTCCATACCTTGATTTAATACACTGTAGTGGGTTGAGACCTTGGAATGATAAAGCAAGACAGCTTACCTTTGTTGATGACGGTGTTCATCCTAATGAAAAAGGTCATAAAATATTTTCTTCGCAAATACGAGAGTTTTTGAAGAAAATATTATAACTCTAATAGGTTGAGGATTGAGTATGGACAGAAATCAAGCTAAAGAATTTTATTCTATTCTGCAAGCTTTTGCAGAAGGAAGGTGATTGAGTTTTGTAATAATACAGAAAATAAAATTGAAGGAATAGTTATGGCATGGGTAGCAGTAGATTTTGATGGGGAAGAACATATATATGCTTCAGAACCTGAAAGAAGCGAAGAGTGTAGATGTTGGCAAGTGGATTCATGGAGAACGTCACTAGATATAGTAAAACTTCCTCCAGGAACTATCAAGAAACTCATTGGAAGAGAATTATTTTGGGACGATGAATGTGTAGAACTTAAATAATTTCTGACTTTGGAAATTTAATAATAAGACAATATGAAGAAGAAACAATTACATGAAGCACTGCCAGTGCTTCTTACCAAACTTTCATCGGCAAGGGACAATCCCTTGCTGATGGATAACTACGCAGTGAAAACCTTGCGCACGGTTCTTTTGGAGTTCAAGGAATCCGGCGAGCTTTATGATGCCTCCATCAAAGAGAGCATGACCGATGAAGCCATCGAAGGGATGGTAAACTCTATGTTAGGAGAATAGGCTATGATCAGATGGGTATAAATATAATAAGGTGTAACTCTTTATAGGGCTACACCTTATTATTTATAGGTCAATCAATATTCTCACAGATGTACGTAGTAAATGAGCTGCAATCTGTATGACCGGAGGCCTTTCAAGAATAATTTGCTTACAGATTGTTACTTTAGCAAAGTTTAACTATAGAAATATTACTCAAAATAAACATTTTTGTGCGGAATTGTTTATTTTTGCAGAACTTTCCTTATTATTAAGAATGAGGAACTAAGAACAAATAATAAACCAAAAAACAAAAGGAGAAGAATTTATGACTAAAGAGGAAGAAGATGAAGTCCATCGGTTAGTTCAATCAGTCGGTGTTGTACAGTTGTCAAGAGTAATGTTTAAGGACATGGACGTTAGCGAAATGATAAACGTCATTATCCTTGCAGGTAGAGGCTACAGCATAAAGCTACTCACTTGGTTTAAGTATTATTGTGAAGTGATGCCTCTGTTTATCATGCTTTTTCATATTGCATGCATGGTAACATTTGCGTCTCATGAAAATGAAATGTGCGTATGGTTTAAGGAGAATTGGGTATCGGCAGCATTTATCTATTTTTCCGTTTACATCCATCCGCTTGTGCTTATAATTGCGAGCAGATTCTTTTGGCTCTGCTACAGATGGCGTATTCCGATGATTATCTACCTATTTGGGATAAATGCTATTCATATTGTATACTGGAATGTTTTTACCACCAACGAAATGGTGGAAGCTAATGTTGTAATACTTGTAATGACCATTATATTTTATGTATATGGTTTTGCCGATAAGTATTTCTCAGGCAAGGGCTGTCAAAGTTTAATCTCTAGATTATAATGATATGGGAAAGTTATTTGGTTATCACACCTTGGGAGTGTTATTAAAATCGTTATCGGATTCTTGTTTTCGAGCAGACGAGCAAGAGAAGAGAGGGGAGAAGGTAACTGCTTGCGGAATGAGTAGCGATGAGATAGAAGACCTTTGTGAGAACTATCTGCCGTATGCTCTCAACCCAATGATGACTGCTGGACAGGTGAAGAAAGAGGCACATATCAGCGAATCTACGCTAAGAAGGGCTATTGCTGATGGTGAGCTGGAGAGCGTGGGGAACGCTGGGGACCATAGCCATTTCTTCAAGAAATGGGACGTTAAGGAGTTTATCAAGAAAAGATTGAAACGAAACAAGTAGAAAAGGAGAGAGGCGAGAGATTGCTTCTCTCTTTTTTTATGCTCTAAAACATACAATTTTTGCCTTAAATTATATACAATATTTTTGCGAAAATATATAAACGGTGTTTTTGATATGGGTCTATGTCACCTTAAATCTTTGGAAAACAGACAATTAAAGAAAGTGTGACAGAGTTATTTAATAACTTGCCAATTCCTCGTATCTTTGCACACGTAATCGGTTACATGTGTGAATAAACAAAATGTACAACTTTTATTTCTTTAGGAATTATGGCAGAAGAAGTAATCAAGACTACCTCTTGTTGCGATGCAATGATGGGTGGTTTGCTTGGAGCGATGGCAAATCGTGACAACAACAATCCTTTGGCAATGGCAGCTATGATGCGAGACCGTGACGATGCCGACATGTGGAACAATCCGTTTGCCTATATGATGATGATGGGCATGATGCGCTATATGTATGGTGCAGACTGGAACAACCGTGACAATGGCGCAGACGTGCAGCGTGCAGAGATTCAGGGTCAAATCGAGAGTTTGCGCAACCAGATGGCAGACAACCAGAACAGCAACTTGCTGATGGGTGCCATCCAGGGTAACGGCAACGACCTTAAGATGTTGGCAAACAGCCTGAACTGTGACTTCAACGCCTTGCAGAACTCTATCTGTGGCATCCAGGCTGGCATCCAGCAGCTTGGTGGTCAGGTAGGATTCTCGGCAGAGCGAGTAATCAACGCCATTTCGCAGGGTGACTTGCAGATGACAATTGCGCTTAAGGATTGCTGCTGTCAGACGCAGCAGAACATCATCAAGATGGGTTACGAAAATCAGTTGGGTCAGAAGGACATCCAGTATTCTACACAGAAGGGTTTCTGTGACTTGACATCAGCGATGCAGCGTAACTTTGACTACATTAGCACTGGTGTTGAGCGTGGTTTCAGCAATGTTGCCTATGAGACTCAGCGACAGACTTGTGACATCATCAATGCTGGCAATTCAAACACTCAGCGTATCATTGACACGTTGAATGGCCATTGGAGCCAGGAGCAAGCCAACGAGATTCAGGACTTGAAGTTTAAGAACTCTCAGTTGCAGCAGAACATCTACTTAGCCAATCTGATGAATGGCGGTTGCGGATGTGGCGCAGGTGTAGCAGGTGGCTATCAGTAAAAAAGAGTAAAAAGAATGAAACAGAAGCGTAGTGGTATGAACAAGATTTCTCCAGTGGGATTGGCTACTACAGCATTGGTAGCCAACCAAGTTTCAGTCTTAGCTACTTACAATGAGAAGCTTTGCAGACCTTATTGCGTGAACGGCAACGTGCAGCCACAGGCTAGCATAACCTACAGTTATGAGCAGCCTATCATTAACGGTACAACGGTGTTTGTGCCTATCGTGGCGACAATCTCCATCATTTCGCCTGCAATAGGCAACAGAAATGTGATGAGAGCGCAGCCTTTGATTTACACGGAAAGATGGGTGGCAGCCTTCCAAGGGCAGACAGCACTGCCAACGGCTGTAACTATCGCCAGTGTTGGCAGAACGCAAAAGGCTAACGATGTGGTATGCGGAAAGGCTAGAGGCCTGAGCATATTTGACAGTCTGACCGTAGCATTGACTACAGCTTAGTATCATTATAGAGGGAAATGGTGGATGGTATATGAGCCATCGTTTCCCTCGCATTATCCATTTAAAACGATACGATTATGATATTTAAAGATTTAAAGGCAGGTTTCCCGGTTTTTTTGTTTGACCGGGCAACAAGAAAATTCAAGCAGGGTAAAGTGATGAATGCTCCAAGCCCTGATATTAGTGGCAGCAAGCCCAACATGATGCCCCAGATGCCTGGTATGCCAAACTTTGGCGCCATGAACGTGAAGGTGAATATTCAGACGGAAGACGGAAAGCAGTCAACCTATTCGGTAGTAGATACTGAGCAAACAGCATACAGCGACACCCTTGTAATATCCTGTAGCAAGGAGAGTATCATCAACGAGGTGAACGCATTGAAGAACCAAGCCAACGACATCATCAATAAGATGCCGGACTTCGAGCAGACCGTAAAGGACTGTGATCATCTTCTCTCAGAACTGGACACTTCGTTTCGTGACCAGCAGAGAACTAACCAGCGACTCGACAAGATGGAAAACAAGCTGGATGAGATTTTCAAATTCGTTAAATCACAAAAACAAGAATGATATGAACCTAGTAGAACTTATCACAAAATATCAGAGTGATGCCACACCGGAACAGATGGTGCAGGTAACTAAGATTATCGGCAAGTTTGTGGCGATGCACGCCGAGGAAGAAGATCTCCTGAAACTGTATAAGGAGATTTATGGGGTAGTGGGTAACGGCCATTTCAACGACTTCTTTGCTGAGGCTCAGATCAGGAAGATGGTGTTTGAGGACCACAATGATGTAGAGCATCGTGCTCCTTACTATACCGCAGCCAAGACTCAGGAAATCTATGAGACGGTGAAGGACGAGATACGCCCTTACAATCAATGGGATTTTGCCGTGGTGCTGAATATGATCTACTCGGACAACTATAATCTGATGAAGAAATGGTTCCCGGAGGACAGCGAGGAGCAGATGATGGACAGAATGGTGGATCTTGCCGTGAACTGGCTGAGGGATGATGATAACCCTTATGGCAAGTGCAAGGCGTGGGGGTACTTCAATCACTAATGTTTACTTTGTGGGAAATTCCATAATACCTAAGATATAAAAGAAAACTATCAGAAGAAGAGAATGCAGGCTAAATTTGGGGCTTGTATTCTCTTTTTTCGTTCAGATTCCGCTATTTATCAATATGGTTTGGGGAGGATGGGTTAAATTTGCAGTGTCTTCATAATGTTGTGGGGCGCTAAACGAATGAAATATGAATGATATTAGAGGTTATGTTGTGATGGCAGTGGGGGCGGTGCTTGCTATGCTCAGCCCGATTATGGATTTTATCTATGCCATGTTGCTTCTGCTGGGGTTGAACTTTGTGTTCGGGCTGGTGGCTGCAAGGTTTAATGGTGAGAAATGGGACTGGAAGAAGGCTGGCATGTGCTTTGTAATGGCGGCTATCTTTTTCGTGATCGTGGTGAGTATCTTTATTCTGGGCCGGTGGCTGCACTGTGAGCACAAATCGGTGAGTGCGGTGCAATATGTCTGTTGGGCTACTACCTATTTCTTCGGGACGAATATCTTGAAGAACTGGAGGAGCATCTTGAAGAAGGGAACTACCTGGTATAAACTGGTGGATTTCCTGTACTACATTCTTTCGGCAAAGTTTATTGAAGACTTGCCTTATTTTAAAAGCTATCAGGAATATAAAAACAAACAGAATGATGAAAATGGAGCAAATAACTAAGGAGCAGATTCTGAAAATCATGCCGAATGCCAGGAAGAGGGTGGATAAGTATCTGCCTTATTTCAACGAGCTGGCTGAGAAGTATCACATTGATACGAAGTTGAGGTGGGCGCATTTTCTCGCCCAGATTGCGCATGAGAGTGGTGAACTGATCTATACCCATGAGCTTGGAAAGGACTCTTATTTCTTGAAGTACGAGAAGGGAGAGCTTGGCAAGATGCTGGGTAATACGCATAAGGGTGATGGTGCAAAGTATAAGGGCAGGGGATTCATCCAGCTGACCGGGCGAAGCAACTACTCGGAATATCAGTCTTACAGTATGCAGCCTGTATTGGAGAATCCGAAACTGCTGGAGGAGCCGGAGCTTTGCGTGGATGTGACGATGTGGTTCTGGGAGACGCATGGGCTGAATGAGCTGGCTGATGCGGATAAGGTGGTGAGTATTACTAAAAAGATTAACGGAGGCACGAATGGGCTGGCGAGCAGAAAGATGTATCTTGCCAGGGCTATGAAGGCCTTATAAAACAGAATGGCGTATGAAAACAAGACATTGGATATTGTATCTGTTTGTATGGATGGCGTTCTTCCTGACGCTGTTTCTGGCGAGCTGCAGGACGAAGACCGTGACGCAGGACCATTATATTACGGACACCAGCGTGAGCAAGGGATTGGATCTGACTTGGCAGGAGCGGTTTGTGGCTGCCTTTGAGCAGATGGCGAAGGTAAGGACACAGGAGAAGGAAAGTTCCTTTAGGGAAACAACACATACCAAGGACAGTACTTCGACCATGGTGGATGCTACAGGGAATCCTATCAAGACGGAGAGTTGGCATGAGGTGATTTCCAACAAGGAATCGAAGGAGGTGACTAGGCTGCAGGATTCGCTCTATGTAGTGAATAAAATGGTGGATAGGCAGCAATCTCTTATCCTGCAGAAGGATTCGCTTATCCGGTTGAAGCAGGACTCTATACAGGTGCTGAGCAGGGAGCTGACGAAGAATGAGCAAAGGTATATCACTCTTGGTAAATTTGCCATGGGTGCTATCATTGCTCTGATATTAGTAATCATAGGCTTGGCCGTATGGCTATGGCACAGAAAGAAATTTGCGAATGAAAACAATTATAATTAACATCATCAAGAAAAGCGTGATGGGAGTGGTCGAAGGTCTTACTGCTACCATCGCGCAGCATAACCCGGAGGTGGATTTCCAGACAATCTGGGCTAGCGATAGCGAGGAGGGTAAGCTGGATATTCACTACAGGGAGGCTATAACTGATCTGGAGAGTTTTCTGTCTAGGTTTACGAGTGCTACAAGTGGGTTGTTTGATCTGCAGGCTCTTGCCGATGACTACGTTATCACCATCAGGACGCATAGTAACTGGCCACCGAGATTGAGCGGTGTGCTGAGCAATCAGATTCAGAACTATCTGGTGCATGCCGTCATGGCTGGATGGTTGAGTGATTTCCCGGATATTAAGACTGCTGACTTTGCCGGTATGGGAGTCAAAGATCTTGATGATATCAAGGAGTTATTGCTTAAGAAGGACTTCCGCTTTGCTGAGGAGGCTAGGCACCAGGATGATTCTCATAAACAGGGGAATGGTGCTTCTGTAGGGGATCGTTCTTCTGATGCTGAGGTGAAGGTTGAGAATGGTGCTTCTGTAGGTGAGCGATTTTCTGATGCTGAGGCTAAGGTGGGGAATGGTGCTTCTGTAGGTGAGCGATTTTCTGATGCTGAGGCTAAGGTGGAGAATGGTGCTTCTGTAGGTGAGCGATTTTCTGATGCTGAGGTGAAGGTGGAGAATGGTGCTTCTGTAGGTGAGCGATTTTCTGATGCTGAGGCTAAGGTTGAGAATAGCGCTTCTGTAGGTGATCGATTTTCTGATGCTGAGGAAAAGGTGGAGAATGGCGCTTCTGTAGGGGAGCGCTCTTCTGATGCTGAGGTGAAGGCGGAGAATGGTGCTGCTGTAGGTGATCGTTCTTCTGATGCTGAGGCTAAGGTTGAGAATGGTGCTTCTGTAGGTGAGCGATTTTCTGATGCTGAGGTAAAGGTTGGGAATACTTTGGCTGCTGAGGCTCGAAATGATGACCGGGTAGAGAAGGATGCCGGAAGTGGTGTTAGGGCTTCTGGGCGGCATGAGGACTCTGCTACGCAGCATTTCCATCATGACTATGTGGACTGGAGTGGTGGAAGACCGCCCTATGAATTGAGATAATGTTTCACTAATTAATAATTGCAATTATGAATAGAAAAGAGATTACTTTGAAGTTTAGCATGGAGCAGGTTTGTAATGATGTACTTGCCAGATGCTTCGCAGTGAGCCAGGGACTGGTGGATGATGCACAGCAGGATATTCGTGCGAACATTGAAAGTCCTGATTCTGATGAGACTCGCAGTATTATTAACCGTGCCGTAACGGAGGCTATCGGTAACTTGAAGGTGGCTGCCCAGAGATACCTGACTACCGGTAGAACTGAGGACAACAACAATCTGGAGCGACTGGTGGAATGCGTGAAGAAGTACAGCTACACGGATAACCACAATGGCACATGGACGGAGGTGGTGACTACCATCAAGGATGGCGTGGAGAATGAGGCTACCAGCACAGTGAACAAAAAGGGGCAGGATCGCGAGGAGAATGTTTATGAGACCGTGACGCTGAACCTAGAGATTCCGAACTGGAATATTGCTATGACGGATCCGCTGAAGAGCCACATGCACCGGTATATCGTGGACTATGTGATGAGCCAGTTCCTGATGGATCAGTATGCGGAGAAGGCGCAGCTGTATGCGACTAGCGTACAGGCTGACTACAAGAATGTGCAGAGTGACCTGCTGAGCAGGGATAACTATACAATGAGAAGACCTAGCTTTACTTAAGAAGGGGATTCTCGTTTTTCTCTTCTTTCTTGGGATTCTTTTTCTTTTAGGTGTTTATGGAAGAGCCTTCGCTGGACAGGGGTGGACCCTGGAGGCGAAGGCTCTATTCTTATGAGGGGATAGCTAGAACTTGCCGAAGCGACGGATGACCTCCAGGCGAGTGGCGAAGTACTGGGACATGGTCTTCATTTTCAGGTAGAGGGCTATGCGGAAATAGCGGTAGCTCTTGCTGACCATGTAGCTGGACTTCATTCCTCCACAACGACCTAGATAATGCCAATTCTGATTGTCGTGGCTTCCGTAGAGCCACATAATTGGAACGGAATCGGTGGTGAGAGAGTGGAGATAGCCGGTAATGCTGTCGGGGACTCCATCTTCATCGAACTTCAAGGTGCGAGTGACGATGATGCCGTGGTACTGGGTATCATCGCTGTAATCATAGCCCTTATCGAGACATATGACGCTACCATCACGGAACTGGATGTAGGGGTGAGGGTAGGAATTGAGGGCCGTGAGTACGTTCTTGATGAGCAATGTGCTCCATGCCTGATCCCGGATGGAATAGCAGAGGGCTACGGTATCTGATGAGGCAGACTTTGCCCTATTGCTGACATCTAGGCAGAAGATGCGCGAGTTCTTGTAGTCGTAGATGACCTGACAACGCTGGAAGAAGTCGATAGGTGACTCTGAGAAGTCTATGAGCTGGCGCATCTGGGATTTGATGAGCTTTGTTTCTTCGGAATCACCGCTAGCATCCAGGAAGTAGTTGAAGAACTTGCCTAGGTGACTGACGATATTGAAGAAGGGACCATCGAGCACATCGGACATGGAAGCTATCTGAGACTCGGCTACCCTGTTGGCAGAACGATTTGTGACGAAGAAGACGGACTGATCGAGCTGCGTGATGGATAGCGGATTGGAGCAGACATCACGGCTGATAGGATGGATGCTGCTGTATGTGCCCTGTGCAGATACGTCCATCGCCCAGATACCATCGGTAGAGAACGCCATGAGAGGGTATTGACCGAACTGACCCTGCGATAGGGCGCGAGTGGTGGCTGCTATGCCCTGGATGGTTCCGATACCTACCGTATTGATGGCATTGACCGGGAAATAGAAGGCGTTATCAGCCTCGGAGGTGTAGATCTTGTTGGGAAGCTCTACCGTATCATCTACAGAATATGTGAAGGATGAAATGATATATGAGTTAGGGTTGTCTTGGAAATCGCCCATGTGCATGGCTCCATTCAGCTCTTCACACTCCTTTAAGGTGAAGGAGTAGATATACTCTATCTTTTTTTTATCCGTAGTGAATATCACCATCTTTTCTGCCCTAGAATCCGGATAGAATTTAGGCAAATTAATGATCATATAATCTTGAAGGAGGTATGAATTTGCGGTGTTTATATTCTTCTCTACATACTTTTTGCCGGATGTAGTGTTGAGTACTGTAACTATTTTGGTGATGATTCTGGTGCTATTATCCTTGTCGTACAGAGTAGTGGCAGAAGGGAACATCGTATCACGAGTGAAGCCTGAAAATAGCTTTTCAGTGATTCCGAAGAGGTTCAAGCGGTGATTATAGACATAGCCACCTTTTGCAGTGAGCAGATTGTGGGTCTTGTAATCGTCTTTCATTTGTTCCTGCAGCGAGATGTTATATACTGCCGTTTTATCTATTGGCAGTTCACTAGTGGTTCTTTCCTTTAACTCTGAAACTGGTAGCGAAGCCACCTTATAAAAGGTAGATGTATTGCGCAACTTGTTGTTGTAGGCATCCTGCGAGATAGTAGGGAATCTGACAGTGGTGATACATGTTATACTGCCATCTGTGTTACTCCATTCTTCGACAACAGCCCCTCTGTCTATCTGATAATAGGAAGCTGGGTATATCTCCAAGGAGTTGATCTTTTCATTTGTGTCAACGTTAGTGATAGGTGGCGTGATGAATACATCTACGGACTTGATTACATCATTCCACTTCTTCAATAATTCTATATTACCGGAGAGGCTATATTTAAGGCGTAATGCACGTGGATAATACATAAATGTAATCTTACTGATATTAAACTTGTATTTCTTCTCTACTTCATCCGGATGTTCTAGCATCCATTTGTTTGGATCAATTGTTACACCTTTAATAACATCTGTGTATTTAACAGAGTCTTCTACCTTTTCTATGATATGATGGCGACCTCCTGACACTTCACCATAAGTGATAGTACTCCCATTGAAATATACGTTATGGCAATATACCAGATAGCTATTCGGCACCTGAGTAGGCATAAACAGAGGAGCAGAATGCATAATCATGCTACCATCGAACATACGATAGCAGTAACGAATCATGAAATTGGCGTAGAACAGACCATTGCGCGCGATGATATTGTTTGTGCGATTGATGAGGGCATAGATACTTTCTGTAACTTCCGATTGCTTAGCAGCCTTGATCTCTATACATTTGTCACCACCCTTAAAGGTTGAACCACTAACTTTGATGAATGTTTCATCGCAAGTAAGATTAGTCTGTTGGAATGCTTCATAAAATCCCTTTTTGCTGGTTTCGTTATTTTCAATCTCTATGCCTCCTAATCCATAGTCCAGCTTTTCTTCCCATCCGAGGGTGAAGCTGAGTTCCAGGAAAGGCGGTTTCTCACCAAGGAACTCGTAATCACCTTCCGTATCATTATCTTTCTGGAAAAGGGCATAGTATGTGCCGGCAGAAGTGATGATGATGAGGGTATTGCCGACAGAGGTGATGGAGCGGATAGTAACGCCTGCATCGAAGACTACTATGCTCTTCTTCAATTCTCCATCAGAATTGTACCAACGAATATCAGGACTGTTACCGGAAAGGTACATTCCTATGAAATGCTTGTAGCTGCCACTCTCGTGTATGTAGAGCAGTTTGGTATCTCCTTCATCAAATGTGTTAATCTTGTTCGGGAGCGGTGTGCCAGCGATGATGGCAGGGCGCAGTGCGCCATCGTGCAGCTCTAGATTGCCGCAAAGTGATAGCGCACCGTTTTCTACAGCCATTTCGTCTGGTGTAAGGCTGAGGCCTTTGTAACGAATTGATTGTTGCATAAACTTAGAATTTATTATTTTACATTGAATTATTTATCTGCAATGGGCGAAATCAGCCCTGTTGATGACTATTAAAGCCTGATAATCTACATCATCAATCCTGATGCTCTTGCACTGATCAGACACGATAAGGTCTATCTCTGTGGCATTGGTGGGAATGCCGCTGATGAAGACAAGCATGTGTCTGACCGTATTGACGCTGCATCCATGTAGCTGGCCTTTTCTGCCGGAGAGCAGGATGGAGTCGGGGAAGGAATCTGTCTTGATGATGTACATCTGGCCATCCATGAAACCGAAGCTGATTTTATCGCCCCGGGATAGCCCCAGAAGCTTGCATGGTTGCGTGCGGAGGGTGATGCGGCCATTACGGTTGATGGTGAGTCCACGCTTCTTACAGCGTGGACGGTTGAGGATGATGAGTTCATGTTCTGTCTGCATAGTCTTTTGGTTTATGGAGCCAGAAACGGAAGTAGTCGTTTTCGGCATCCTGATTGCGTACCTTAACATATTCGCGCGTGACATAGAAGTGCTGCTTCTGTACGGTAGGGTTCAGCTGGTAGTCGTAGAGCATAGCGGCTGGCTCTATGCGGCCATCGAAGGTGATCTCATACCAGTAGCGATGGAGAAAGAACCATTTGCGCCTACGGACCTCCTGAATGGTGGTGTAGTTGCTCTTATCCACCCGGCATGGTACGATGCTCCAGGAGCCATCCTGCCAAGTTTCCCGGGTCTCTATGGTTTCCCCCTTCTCGTCTTTTACTTCTTCGGTACTGTATGACTGCTGGATCTTGACGATGAGGCATACATCATTGACGAACACCTTAGCCATCTTGCGGTGGCAGAGCATGACGTATCTGCCTTTCCGGTCTCTGAGGAGGTCACGCTTCTTTCCGGGTCTATTGATGACGCATACGGTAGAGAGATACTTTCTGCGGATCATGGTAAGGATCTTGGGGAGATTGGCCTTGGCGTGCATGCGGTCGATGACCTTCTGGACCTTATCAAAGTTCTTCTCGGCTTCCGTCTGCTTGATGGTAACGGCCTTCTGTTCACGTATCTCCTTGACCTTTTCGCGTACCTGCTTGGTAGTCGGCACTTCGAGTACGTGACCGGTCTTCTTGTCGAGTTTGAGGTTTGACTTCTTTTTCATACTGATATAGTTTAGATATTACCTGTATTCTTGATGATGATTTCGAGGCTGTAATCATCACAAATATCCTTGCCGTTAGCCATACGGTGATTGAAGGTGCAAGGGATTCCCTTCTTGTAGAGAGGGCACTGGAAGCAGTGCTCAGGGATTTCGCCCAACTCGGTGACGTGGGTCTCATCGCTTTTCTTCTTGCGACGGGTGAACTGTACTACGTAGCCGAAGTGATCGTATAACTGGCCAGGCATAACCGGTGTGACTTCTCGGAGCGATGAAAGCTTGTAGCCCATTCGCTTGATAAGCCAGAGGCGAAGGCATAAGAGGATTTGCTTAAAAAACTTTTTCATACTGCTAAATATTTACTTCTAAATTGATGTTGCGAAATTATGCTTTTTAGATGTAACAGGAGTGATAAGTTGCGCAACTTGGTTCTGAAACGACCAAATTGCGCAAGATAGCTGTTTACTTTTCTGATTCCTCGTCTGATTTCTGGTCAGGTTCCTGGTCAGAATCCTCCTTCTTTACTGGAGCCTCATGCTCGAAGACATCCATGATCTTGGTCTCGCTGAGGCTCTTCACCTCATAATCGATCATGGTTTTGCCCATCACCTCATCAATATAGCGTCTGGCACGCTCGATTGATTTTGCCTGAACGAGGTAGTTATAGTAGGAACGCTTCTCCTTTTCGGTCTTTTCATCAATGGTGATGAAGGCGAGACGAGCCTTGAACCAGAGATCATCATCATCAACGTCTGAGAAGAAAATCTCTCCATAATTTGCCCGGTTGATGTTGGCAACTTTCAGTTCTCCTGAAACATAAGGCGCCATTTCCTCGATGATGCTTGCCTCTGCCTCGGTGAAGGATAGGACATCTACGGTATAGAGTTCGGTGACGGTCTTCTCGGAGCCATCTTCCATGGTCTTCATGTAGCGTACCTTGCACTCGAACCATGTAGAGGTGCGAGAACGGAGTGAGTTTGTCTTTTTCTTGTCTGTCATAATCTTAAATCTTTAATTTGTTATACATTATTTAATAGATAGCGCTGAGGCTATTGCTTGTCTTCTATGGGCGGCATTCCCTTGGGTGGGAGGTATTTCTTAGCCTGAAAGTACATCACACCGCCCTGGCATCTGCGTAGATAGTCGTTATATTCTATCTTTGCCAGATTCTCATCTTGGGAGGAGAAAACGGAACGAGCCATTGCACGTGGGTATCTCTCCATCACGTGGTACTCGATGATGTAGCCCTGCTTGACGTACTGAGCATCCTGCCATTTGGTGAGTAGGGAATCTATCTTGCTCTCTGACTTCTTGATGGCATTGTAGAGGTCATAGATCTTTTGCTGATCAGCCCCCGGTATTTTTTTTAGCTGAAAGTACTGCCGGGAGCTGGCGCGAAGCTGGGCTACCTCCAGAAAGAAGCTGCCATTTTCATCCTCCGGCACATCATTTCCGTCAGCATGGAGTATGATTTCATCTACTCTCTTCTCCAGTTCGATGGATTTTTTGAGCAGGTCTTTATCGCGAGATTTCCAAAACTCTCGCTGGTTGGTTCGCATTTCTGCGACCAGCTTGTGGAATGCTATTGCTTTTTCTTCGCTCATATTACTTGATACCTAATGTTTGCTTGATTTTACTGATACGTTCTTCCTCCTGAGGGAGGAGGTTGCCATTCTCATCCACCTGACATAGCTGTTTGAGATTGTTGCTTCCTTTGGACAAACGTACCCATTTGTGGCGGCCATCATGCTCTAGCTGACGGTTGCGATGCTGTGCCTCACGGAGGAGGCGCTGCTGGTGCTCTTCGTGGGAGACCTTGGAGACTTCATTTTGTACTCTGTTCATAATGCTACTTGTCTTCTGATTCTGAGTTCAATATCTCAAGGCGAGCTTTCAGGGCATCGAAGTAGAGACTCATACCGTGATATTGTGACAGCAGTAATGCACCCTGTTCCGGTCCGATTTTCTTGGCAATATTTGCAAAGCCATTATCCTGGATAAACTTATGGAGTTTCAGTAAGCGTATTCTCAACTCTTTGAACTCGATTTCCAGGCGGTCCTTGAAGTCTTCGGCTATCTGGTATGACTTCTCGAACACATCTTTTGGGGACCAGGAATCGTATGTGCTGCCATCTGGGTTGGTGTACTGGACGTGATAGCCTTCTCTCCATGTGTCGCCGACATTATTGGCTCTTGCAAAACCTTTCTCTACTGCGTCAAATTCATTCATCGGTTCTGCCTTTACCGTTTTGGTACCTTTGTACTGCTTTAAAGTTGTTTCTTCCATAATCTTTGTATTTTATGATGTTATTATATGTTCATACTAATCTCTTTGAAATGTTACTGTTTCATGTACCACCTCGCTTTCTTTGTTAGAGGAATGAATGCCGGACGACTCTCGTCTTTCCGAGCGTCAGATTAAAAATTATTAAGTGATAACATTGAGCGCAAAGATACAGTCTCAAATGTGTTGAACTTGATGTTGTTTGCCGTTTGCGGTCATTCATTCGCTGATTATACACTTGCTCTAGAGGGCGCATTTCTGGGCTTGCTCATTGAGCTGTATTACTTTCTTGTAATGTGCTGCAGTGGCAGGATCCTTGAAGATGTGGGCCAACTTCTCTGTATCGAAGTTTCTGGCTGGCTTCTGTCTTTTGGGACGCTTGGCTGCTATGCCAAGTAGCTGGTTCTGCAGGCTCTTTTCCCGGTATGCCTTAAACTTTTCGGGATGGGCTTTTCTCCATTCCTTTTGGTAGGCCAGTATCTTTTCCTTATTCTTCTGGTAATAGGTGTTCTGATACTGCCTTCTTTTCTCCGGATACCGTTTCTGGTACTCCCTCCACTTTTCGGGGTGCTTGGAATACCACTCCTTGCTATACGCTTTCATCTTCTCTTTATGTCTGAGATAATAGGCGTGGCGAGTGGCACGGATCTTTTCTATTCTTTCTTCCAGGGTCATATTGCCTAATCATCTATTATCAAATATCAAAGGAATCCTTTGAAATGTAATCTTGATCAATTCGGATCCGGGCATCAAACATAATGCATCTTGCCAAGACAAGAAGGGTATGGTCGTTGCTTATACCTGAGAACATAGGGAATGATACGGTACAATTCTCGGTTTTGAGCGTAATCTTCTTGTCAGCTGTGTAGAGATCATTATCATTAGACGTGTAAGGCATAGACAAAATACGATATGTGCCATCACTGCTATTTGACATGAGAGTGAATTTATATTTCTTCTCTTCATCATCTTCACTGATTGTAACATATACATACTTATTGTTGAAACTGCCATCTCTTACCTCTAGCTCAAAGCTATTATTGTACTCAGAATCATCAAAATCTATATGAGACATCATGTCTTCTGCCAATGTTGTGAGCAGGATGGTTCCATCACTCTCTTCTTTCAGGTGGGAGAATGCTATGCGAATCTCCTGCGCAAAGCTTTCAACACATTTCTTGTTGACGATATTCTCTATCTCTGCAGACAAAGACTTGCTCAACATCTCAGAAAACTCAGGCAATTCGAGACGAGTGGATGGAGCGTTCTTCTGCAGGTATTCACGGAATTGCTTTCTGTAGGGTGAATCAAATCCACAATAGTAATCTTCGATTTCACGTAGTGCTGCTCTCGTAGCAGCTTCTTGTGCAGCCTTCTGGATAATATTCTTATCAAGAACAGGCGCGGTGATTTTAATTTCTGTGTCCATAATTATTTGAATTTAATGATAAAAAACTCTTTGTTTTCGAACTCCTTAGGGCATAAGCCGGGCTGGGGCTTGCCGATCGTGATACTCTCGATCTCCTTCTCTATACGTGGACTATCCTTGCGGTAGCCGTTGATGAAGAGGACGTGAGTATAAGGTTTTGCGATAAAATGGTTACAACGTATCATCAGTTTTAGATAATCAATATCTCCGTTTATCTTTTTATCCATCAAATACTTCGTAGGATTTTTTGCAAAAACATCATAAAGTCGAACTGTCCAGTAATCCTTAATCGTCCGATATTCTTCTGTCTTTTCACCGGAAACGATCATATCGAACCATTGCTTGGAGACAACGAGATTCAGAACGTTCTTCTTGGCTTCGGACAGATACTTATCCATGGCCTTAGTTAATCTTTCCATACGCTACTACTCATAGATGTTATGGTTCCTCCTCCTGATTATCTTGTTTCTGCTTCCAGCCTTGGCAGGCTGGCTCCCAGAAGAAATGGTGGTCGAAGAAGCGAGAGCAGTTGCCCAGGCGCTTGGACTCTTTTCTGAGGGTGAAGAAACGGCAGTTCTTGCACTGCTTCTTCTTGTTTCTTGTCATCAACCACAGGAAGAGGACTGCTGTGGCGATGAGGAGCATCATAAAGATGATGAATGTGAGTTCTGATTTCATTGTTACTTTTTCTTTTGGGTGATTTTACTTAATAGCTTCTTGTTAGCCTCGGTGTCGGGATCTGAGTGATAGACCATGCTGACGGACTGCTTGGCTGACAGGGGGACGTGCTGCATGTAGTCGTTGACCTGCTGCATCACTTCTTCCAGGGAGCGGCAGAGGACGTATTTGTAGCCGGCTGCCTCCCAGTATGCCTGGAACTCCTTCTGATGGGCTGACTGCTGATTGGTGTGGCCGTACTTCAATTCTATGCCCAGAGCGTGATAGAAGACCTTGTGGGGGCTGAGATCTCCGATGTTCTCTTCTCGGAAAGATGGGAGAGCAAGGATGAGGTCGGGAACGCCCGCAACTACTCCTGCAGCAGCATTGATGGCTATCTTCTTGCCGGAGGATTCTGCCTCGTTCTTGGGATGGAAAAACAGATGCCAGAAGGCTGGGTACTGCAGACGGAACCATTTTACACATGCTATCTGCAATGCGCCCTCACGCTGTTTCTTGCGTGCAGGAGGGTTCTTCTCACTTTGTTTACTGCCATTAAGAATGGCTTCTAAATCTTCTTTCTTCATAATCGTATGAATTTTAATAGTTCTGTTTACTTAATCGCCGAGGATACTTTTGAGATAATCTTGTGTCTGATCATCCAAGTCGGCTAGCGACTGTTCTTCTTCTGCTACTGATGGGTTCCAGACGATGCCTAGCTGGGCGAGCGTGCCATTTTCGTAGGCTTGCTTTAGCATTCTTGCCATGGAGCCGTTTGGATCCTTTGCAGCGTATTCTATGTAGCTGAGGTACTTTTGCCTGAGGGCTTCGGTTTCAGCCTTCTCCTTGGCTTGCTTTGCCTCTTCCTTCTTCTGCAGGCGTGCTTCTATCTCCTCGCTGGTTTCCTCATGCTGAGGAGGGGATGGAGCAGGAGGGCTTGGCTGCTTTGGAGTGGACTTCTTGGAGGCTGAGGCTTGGATGGTAGGGTTATCGAAGGTACCTTCCATCAGCTGCTCGTAGTTCTCAGGGTCGAAGATCCAATTGAAGGAGATATAGCATCCTCCATCCTTGCGCCCTGATAGCAGATCTGAGTCTAGTGCCTTGCGTAGCATCGGCTCGATGTCTTCGAAGGAGTAGTCTGAGATAAACTTGGCTACCATCTTCTTGCGGTCGGGCGTCATCTTGGATATAGGCTTAACCCCGGTACCAAGAAAGAGACGGTTAAAAAGTCGAAGGACTTCTGAGAATTGAGCATCCGCATCGTGCAACTTTTTTTCTTTTTCTTTTTTTTGTGTGGGGGTGGGTGCTCTCTTTTGCCTTCTTTCTTTTCTTTCTTTCTTTTCTTTGTTAGGGGGTTCGGGGGAAAGGCTTTCTTTTGTTTCTTTCGTTTCTTTCTTCCCTTTTCTCGCAAGTGTGCCCTTGTCTGTGCCCTTACTTGTGCCCTTGTCTGTGCCCCTGATTGCTGCGGAATCTTCTGAATCTCCTTTATTTAAAGGGGTTTCGGGAGTGTTAATCTGTGCCCCTATCTGTGCCGTAGCTTGTGCCCTTTGCTGTGCCCCAGTTTTCTGCTGTGCCCTAGCTTGTGCCCTTTGTTGTGCCCCATCTGTGCCCTTGTCGGGTGGCTGACCCACCAAAACTATTTGGCTAGCAGATGTTTGTGGCTTTCTTCTCTGTGCCCTAGAGTGTGCCCCTATCTGTGCCCTATCCTGTGCCCTTACGTCATTTCGCCATGGTATGATGCAGTGGGAGAGGGGATGTGAACTGTTAATGTACACTATGGTTGAGGCTCTGGGCGAAGAACATTTTGTGATGATCTTGTCGGCAACCAGCGTATCTATGGCTACTCTGATGGTCTTCACCGTGGTGCGTAGCTGCAGGGCAAGATCGCGATAGGAGAGGGTTACAGCACCTGCCTCGTTGTGGACCGAGGAGAGGAGCAGGTGGATAAGCACCTGCACGACAACCGGGCGATGGAAGTATCTCCATTGCAGCAGTTCGGGAGTCAATATGTAGCCATCTGATTTCATTTATGTTATTTTATTTGGAATATATTACTTTACCTTGATCTATTCTATGTAGTTTCTGCCTCTATAGCTCTAAATATTTCGTATGCCACCTGCGGAACCCATGCATTGCCGTATGCCTTTATGCTTTCTTGTCTCCATCTGGGGAAAGAAATGGTAAGGTGGTCCACATCAAAGGGAATCCCATCATTTCCTCTACATACAGGGGATTGAGTTGGGAAGTCTTTCCAGAAGTTTTCTTCCTGACTGCTGGTGTTGGTAACATTTCGCTGCATGCCAAAGCCGTAAGACCCTTTCCCATTTGTGAATTGGGGTTGAAGGTCTTTGTGTACTTTGTGGCTTCTTTGGCGCAAGGTGTTGGCAAGAGCCCTTTTCTTGCGGCTAATGCCAAGGTTGGACGTTGGGCGGCTCCTGGCGATGGGCGGCGGTTTATGCGGTCTCCTGCCTTGTCGAGTGCGGTGGGCGTGGGAAGGAGATCCAGGGGCAGGAACTCTGTCTTGCCTTTGGGGTTGCATCGTTTGAGACCCTGCGTCTGCACGGTGGGCAACAATCCAGACTCTTTCACTTCTGTGGGGTGCTCCGACACTGCAAGCTGGAATATTAAACGGCTGGACTGTATATCCTGCTGCTTCAAGATCCTGGCAGATTTTTTCGAGTGTGAATCGGCTTTCCTCTCGGTATAGGTAATTCTCTTCGAAGAGATTGTCTGTGCGTCCCATCTTAATCTCTTGGCCGGGCTCCACCATTGTCTTGATTCCAGCAACGTTTTCACCAACGACCCAAGCTGGCTGTATCTGCCGTATCGCTCGTAGCATCTGAGGCCAGAGATAGCGGTTATCGTCTTCTCCCTTTCTTCTTCCGGCAAGGCTGAAAGGTTGACAGGGAAATCCTCCGGTAAGAACATCGATCTTTCCTTTCCACTTTCGGAAGTCTGTTTTGGTAATATCTTCATAACTTTCAGAATTTGGGAACCAGTAGTCTAATACTTTTCGTGGGAACTCCTGTATCTCGCAATGGAATAGATTCTGCCATCCCATCTTGGATGCTGCAACCTCAGCCCCACCGATTCCGCTGAATAAACTAGCGTGATTCATTATAAACTCAATCTATTCGCATGGTAGATGCTTTCTGTGGTGGACGTAGCACTTATGCTTAAGGCAGTATTTGCCGTTGATGCAGTTGCGGCCATCCTTGCATAGAAGGCATTTCCGGAGTGCGTGGTTATTATTTGGTGATTCGCTCATAATAGTAGGTTACTATCTGGTGCTCGTTTGGCTTGGAGCCATTGTTGCGCAGGGTGAGCGTATCTACAATCTCATCGTATGTACTCTGAGACATTTGGGCTACCACGTTTTCATCGTGTATGCCCTGGGATAGCATCTTGATGCCGGTGAAGATGATGCAGCTCCACAGACTGATGCATAGAATCATTTTCAATTTCTTCATAATCGTTCAATTTTAAAAATTAGTGGACGGTCAGGGATTCGAACCCATCGTCTTCTCTGCTTAGTCCTTTTTCGCAGATATCTAAAGACAAATAGTAATCAAGAATATCAATTGGATTTTTAATAATGGACATCGCCCCCAATGGGCAAAGACACTACCGTCCGTGTTGTAGGGTAAAGGATGCCTGGATGCAGATAAATTGCAAGAATCATAAAGAGATCGCCAGTCTTCGCATATTATCTGGTATATCCAGGCACCCTTGAACCTTAAAAACTAAATAGAATCAGCTTGTCACTTACTCACGCAACCGACAGCATATTTTACAACAAAAATACGTTATATATCAATTAATGTGTCCGGATGGATGTTTCACGAAGTCCTGAACCTTGTTGGCACAAGCATCCAGTTCTGAGATACGGAGGTGGCATCTGGTGGGCTTGCCTTCCTCGTTGTATTTCCAGTGTTCATTGACATATCCCATTTTTACCCATCTTTCTACGTTTCGCCTGCCGTAGGTGTTGAACGCCTTGGCCTGGCTCACGAAAGGCCGCTTGCCAACAGCCTTTCCCAGTTCCTCCTGCACCACGTTACGGATGGCAGACAGGAAGGTGTCGAAGGACATCATCTTATCCTCGAACTGAATTTGTACTACCTGGTTCATATCTTTTGTTATTTGATTCGTGTTACACTTATTGTTTTCTTCACTCTGTTGGTCTTGGTCTTGAACTTGCGTTCATAGATGAGTCCGAGATCTGTGCAGGTGGTTTTGACCGATTGCAATCTGTCGATGGGAAAATCGATTGATTCTCCTTCGGACAGATCTCTGATAACCGATCTGAGTGGAGTCTTGTTTCTTTCTTTTGCCATATCTATACCTTATTTATATTAATACCTGTTCCATGATGGAGTTGATGGACTCCTTGATGGTCTGATTGTCACTTTCCATATTCCTGGCGCATCTTCCGATGATGAGCTGGATGAGTACTTCCTTGATTTCTTCATCGGTCAGATCCGTGAATATGTTATTCTTGAATCTTTTCTTGTAATAGCTCTGTATTTCCTCCAAAGACATTTCGTCTAAAACATCTTCTGGCTCAACTTCTATACATACATCAACATCAGTCGTAACAGTCTTACTTATATACATTATTTGCCTCCTTTCTTGTTAGTGAAGTCTAGATAATCTTTGTTTGTTTCCATATTTCTTGTTTTTAATGGGTGATACATATTTATTTGAGCCTGTTGTAGAGATCCATTGATTTTAGGATGATGTAATCTATAGCTAAACCCTGCTTGAAGTTTTCAGCAAAGCAGTAGATTTTTCCTTCCCATTCTATCATTGGTGATTCGTAGATCCAGTTGAAAACGCTTTCCAGTTCATTCCAATTAAAATCTATTCTGGAATCCCAATATGGTTTGTCTGGATTGAGAATCTTATATATTCTCTTTCTCAGTTCAAATCTCTTAGCAAGCTTTTCTTTATCATCTTCCTGCTGCTCTGTGTCATGTATGTATGAGCCATCCTTGATGCCGAGAACTTTTGTAGCGAAGCTCTTGACTTCTTCAAGGCTGAAATATCCTCCGGGTGGTGTACAGAGATAATGAATACGACCATCTTTGATGGAAATGTTGAAGAGCTTCCAGTGATATGCGTAGAAGATCACTTACTTCCGCCTTAGTGAGTGGTCGATTGCCATATTTATCTTCTATGGCTTTCCAGTCTGCATGAGTTATTTTCATATTTTCCATCATTTTTCTCCTATTTTATTTGGCATTAATTTATTTATTTATTAACTTTGCAGCCGAAACTTTTGAAGTAATGGCTTTGTTTGGGTGAACCGCTATCACCATAAACACGTAAAAGCTAGAATTTAAGCCCCTTCCGCAACAAGGGGCTTTTTTTGATGTATCGCAACGAACAGATAGCGGATGTGCGATATTCCATCGGCCGAATGGTCGAGAACCTCAAACATTGTTTATTATGGATAAGGTTTCAAAAGTAAACAAGAAGAGAGTGATATTCCGTCATTATGCTCGTAAGAAGGACGGAACAGTTATTCGCCCACGTTTTGCCAGATGCCTGGTAATACCTGTTGACGATTAAGTCTCTTCTAGTTTCAGGGGAGGAGTTGCGGCCTTCCCTTTTTTATCTTTTATCCATCATCGGTTTTCACCGATTCCAGAAATATTTTCTTTCCTTCCATCATTTTTCTCCTATTTTATTTGGTGTTTATTTATTTATTTATTAACTTTACGGTGCAAAAGTACAATAAACTTTTTGAAAGTGTATAGTTTGGTGGGCATAATTAATACTTATTAACTCACTTTGTTGAACATTTAAAGGATTTTGATATGAATGTGCAAAGAATAGTGGACATCATAACGTCCAGCAAACTGAGCAAAATTGATATTGCTTCTAAGATGAAGGTTAGTCGAACCACGTTGGATAACCTCCTGAATGGTGCTGATGTGAAAGTTAGTACAGTTGAAAACCTTGCCGAAGTCCTTGGTGTAGATGTAGCTGAATTTTTTAGTTCAGAAAAGAAAGCGCCTTCTTTGGCCAATAAGAGTGTAGTAGATATGAATGAATTGGAACGAGAAGTAATAGCTCTAAGGGCGGAGAATAAGGTGCTGAGGGAGATTCAAGGTCTTTCGGCTAGAAGCCAGGTACATGTAGGATAATTAAAATGTGGTGAGTATGGAAGCTTTTTATATTTTGCTGTTAGTATTCGGTATTTTGGTTCTCTTTCTGTGTATAATTAATATTTTTGAAAGAAAAGGTAAAGAACCCGATCTTAATGATTTGAGTACTTGCAAGTCAACCTCTGATTTCACAAGATTCAGAAGAGTTAAAGAGCTTCAATATGATTTAGAACAATCAAATGTTAAAGTTAACCAGTTAACTGTAAAGGTGCAAAACCTTGAATTTATTAAATTGAAATGTGATGCAGATGCACTGATTTCACAGAATAAGATTAATGAATTGAAAAGGTTGGTTGATTCTAAAGAACGGCAGCTGTCAGCTAAAGAAAAAGAAATCCAGACTCTCAAATTTGATTTATCTAATAAGAAAGCTGTTATCAATGGCTTGAACTTCGAGAAAAATGAATTGCAGGATTTGAATGCTAAGCTAAATAAAGAGCTTGATGAGGAGGCATATATTTATAGTGAACTATACTATAAGTATGAATGCGCCAAATCTGACATTGAGAATCTGGAGCAGAAAGTAGATGATTTTGATCAGATGATTAATGCAAAGAATCCATTTGATTATGTTGCTCATCTTCGTGCTCATGCTTTGGAACACAAGAACATGTATATTGATTCTAATATAGAGGAGCTTGCTTCTTTGTTTAAATATCAGTATAAGTTTGAGTATCTTCTTTCTATATATCCTGAATTGAGAAAATTTAAGGATGATAATGCTTATATCAATTATATGCATGAAGAAGAAAAAAGGTGTAATATTAGAAACTGGTTATCTGATAGTGAATATTTTCAGATGACAGAACAAGGCAGAGAGCAGTTGGCTGTGGATCGCTACATTTCAGATAGTTCTAAATGGTCAGACTGGGAGAAAGGGCGCAATTATGAGATATATTCAGCCTACAAACTTTTTAATGAAGGTTACGACATTATTCAGGAAGGCTTAAATAAAAAGCTGGAGGATGGTGGACGTGATATTATAGCTACCCATCAAAAGACTGGAAAGGTATTGATAGTTCAATGTAAAAATTGGAGTTCGCTTGTTAGGGAAAATGTAGTTTTTCAACTATATGGCTCATTTGTTCAGTGGAAGTTGGATAATGAAGATAAAATCAAAGGGGTAGAAGTAGAACCCTGGCTTTATATCACTTGTGACTTATCTCCTGAAGCTATCAAATGTGCCAATTTGCTAGGCGTTAAGATAAGACGATTACCTATGGACAGGTTTCCGGCCATCAAGTGTAATGTGAATCATAATACAGGCCAAAAGATTTATCATCTGCCCTTCGATAGGCAGTATGACCTAGTGAAGATAAACGCCAAAGGCAAAGGATATAAGTTTGAAATTGCTGAGGCTTTAAAGGAAGGTTTCAGAAGAGCGTATAATCATTAATAAATGAAATAAGATGAAAAGATATAGAATTAATTTTCTAGCACTCATATTTATTGGTGTGCTATGTTTCTTAAGTTCATGTAGCAAGGAGTCGCTGGATGGAGAATCTGGATCGGCTGCAGTGGTATGGGATAAAACTTCCTATAATGTGAGTTATGTTGAGGTGGGTTCTCCTTATACTTCATTTCCTGTTACTGACAAATACTTTATTTTGGATTTTGCTTTAGAGGATTCTGAGAATCCACATAAGCAGCTTTCTTTTAGTTGTACGAACTATATCTATGGTGAGAAAGTTGATTTGACCACAGATAAATATTCGTCTCAGATTGATTTCAAAGACGGACAAAAAACGTATTGGATGAGGGGAGGTGACTCTAATGTTAAGGCTGGAAGCTATTATAAGCTGACTAGAAAAGGAAATCATATAGAGCTTACCATTGATTTGGTCTATTCAGGAGATCATGGTTATGAGCATACCTTAAAGGTAAGGTATAGCGGTGAACTTCCGGAGAACAGCTATTTCCCATCTGAGAACTGGCAAAATGAGCCTTCTTATCATTATACATTTAGCTATGATGAGGCTCCGTATAGTTATTCGAGGTTTGCAAGCTATGGACCAGGAGGTTTTATTTGTGATACAGGAAATGAAAAAAATGATGTTCATTTGCGGATAAGTACAAATAATGAAACTTATGGCGAAAAGATTGATTTAACTAAGAAAGAAAATGATTGTGTAATAAACCTTGTACTTGTAGATAATGAAACTGGTACGCAAGAATGGTATGAATGGTATCATAGCTCTATTCTAGAAGGAAGCTACTTCTATATAAAGAAGGGTGAAGGTTCTTCGAAAGATGAGCTGACCATTGATGTTAAGTGCAAGGATAAGGATGGCACAGTTCATCATATCCAGGCAGAATATAATGTATATAAATAAGGTGTATATAGTTAATTAGTAAAATGAAGAATTATAGTATTTACTCAACAATTACCCAGTTGTGTACTGGTATTGTCTTGTAAGGTATGGTAATAGTTTAGAGAAATGCTTTGAAACTATAGTAAATAAAGGGAATAGCA